TCGCGTCGGTCACGTGGTGCACATTCTACGTCGACTCGGGCGTCGACACAAGAGCTGTGTGTGCGAGGTCGCGGTAGACACGTCGGTGAGAAACAGCTTGACCCAGTCCTGCCGCTCGATGGTCGTCGACTGCAGCCGCAGAAGCGACCACGACGCGCCATCGTCGATCAGCTCTTGTAGCGACTCGAGGCCGTTTGTTAGGTTGACGTAGTGACGCTCACGCTGACGCATTATGGATCGACCTCCGACGTCGATGGTGCGAGCACATCTTCGAAGTTGACGTACCGCCCCAATGTGCCACTTGCGCGATTGTTCTTGCGAACGTGGCCCAGCGCCGAGCTAAACACAAGATAGCGACCTCGGACGAGGTCGACCTCGATCACCTCGCCGGCCACTCTCGAGCCGAGTGTGCCGGGCCGCTTGGCGATCGTCACAGCCTCGCCAACCGCGCGAGCTGGTCGGATGTCATTCGCTGTAACCCATGCTGCCTCGATCTTGCTCAGCGCATCGAGGCGCTCCCTCAGCACATCGCTCATGATCTCGACGAGGTCGTCGTCAGGACTCCAGCCGACACGGTCGAGTGTGCGACAGACGTGATAGCCAGACTCTCCATGCTCGAGCGCGTTGACAATTTCGCGGACGATCTTGTCGCGCGCGGCCTCTAGTTCACTCTCTGACATGTCGTCAGCGGCAGCGAGCCAGTCGCAGATACGCGACCAGTGAGCGTGTACGGCTGCGAGCCGCACATCGAGGTCGTCAGACAAGGGGCGGCGCGCAGTTGGCGTGCCGAGATCAGAGGAGAGATCGGTCATGTGGTTTTCCGTTCGGCTTGAGATTTCGGCATGGAGAGCGACGTCCAGCCCTGACACCACATCTCCGTCAAGTGGACGTGATCAACGCGTGTCTTCCGTAGAAGCCACGCTGCGAGAGATTCTCGCTGCTGCTTTGAGTTCAGGCTGTGGATCGTCTCGATGATCAGCGAAGATCCGGGCCTTAGCGCAAGCGTTTTGAGACTAACGGGCGCCTGTGCTGACACGCCCGCTGCAGTCGCAACGTGACGTAAATAAATCATGTTGGGATCGACTCCTTGCAGCTCAGCCAGATCGCGGCGCAGCTCAGTGCGACTGGTACCATCAGCAAAGCTGGTGACTTCCGTGACTGCATCTTCGGCGAGCCAATCAGGCGGTGGCCCTACAGGAGCGTTCGGATGGTACGCACGGAATTCATCCCACAGACCCTTTGTGACCTGTCGCAGCGTCCGGCCGAAAATCTCCACCGCATCTGGTTTATGGTTAGATGTGTCTGGCGACTTGCACGAGATCCTGATACCAGGATGTCTTGGAACACGCCCCAGCGGTCCCCCCGGAAACACAGACCACGTACCATCGTGGGTGTCGATGAGCGAAGCTCTCAGCACAGCCTGGTCAACCCAGCGACCGCCATCACCTAGCCGTGGCGGCCGCGACCATGTCCTAAGGCGAGCGAGGACACCTCGGTGCAGATAGGCGTGGGCGTGCTCGCGTCTCAGTGGCGTCGCGTTCAACAACGCATAGGCTACTTCACGCGGGGATGCGTATCCTCGCCCAGCGGTGTAGATGCTACGATCGCCAGTGCAACCCGGGAGAACGGCCTTAGCGTGTACCCGATCGACTCTCGCCTCGCTTGCTCGAGAGTAGTTATCCCACTCAATACCTACGGAATGTAGACGTTGGCGCAGCTCATCTGGCTGCAGAGCAAGCCACATTTTGGCGGTCCCGACTCTTGGACCCCATGTAAGTTCACGCGGATCAAACAGGCCCACACTGAGCTCCTCGAGCAGCTCCTGTGTGACCCCCGGCAGTTCGTTTGTAACAGTGACTGTCGGCGGCAGCTTTAGTCTCGCCGCTGCTGCTGCTGCCGCGATTTTGACACGTTCTCGATTTGAGGAAGTGCCGCGCAGCTCGGACCACACCGTGTCAGGGATGCCCGTTATCAGCACGCGCGCTTCTAGGTAACTTCCCGCTGCGTTGAAATCTGACGCAAGAGTAATGATACCAGGAATCAGCCAGGCCCAGCAACCGTCGTTTTGCATCAAGGCCAGCCTTGTGCCGTTCACCAGCAACGTGCCGGCAGCCGTCGAGCCGATAGCAACCAACTCGGACGCCCACATGCCGCCAGCCGCCGCTATTAGTGCATCCTCATTGTTACTCTCATCGTCGCTCCCATTCAAGCCGACAACAGTTAGAGCGATGCGGACACGTTCGATCTGAGACGGCTCGGCACAGATGCGAGACCACGCGTCAATGGGAATGTCGACGAACAGCGGAATGCCTAGCGTCGATGAGTACCCCGTCCCGAAGCTGTTAGAGGGAGGAATAACTGTATCTGTCAGCACTGCCCAATTACCATCACGAGTCACCAACATCATGTCGGTACTACTTGGGCTGCGATACAGTGCGAGCGTCCCCGGCGGCATCCGCGATACTGGCATGCTGCTGGCGGTCTCGTCCTTGCCGCACTCTCGCAAGATCTGCTCACGCGTCACCGCCGACATGATGCCTCCTGTGCACGCTGGTGACGACGCACCTGTTCGGCGAGCTTGGCGGTGCACTGCTGCGCGCGCTGACGAGTGAGCGACATCTCAGCACCGGCGACGCTGAACGTGATGTCGCCACAGACACAGGCGAGGAGCGTATCGGCGCGGTCACCGACCAGATTGTCGACGTAGGCGACGATGCGAGGCGCGTCGATGGCAGCCTCGATCGTAGCGGGCGACCCCACGTGAGCAGGGGTCACGTCGACCCGAGCAGCAGACGCGAGACCACGTCGAGATCGGAGCCACGTGGCGGCTTGCGTTGACAGCCACGCGCTGAGCACTGACGCTGATGTGAAGTGCCGGTTCTCGGAGAGCGCAAGGACAACGGCTTCGTGCGTTGCGTCCTCGCCGTCGGCTGACTCGCGGCCGACCGCGTCAGACACACGGTGAGCGATGCGGTGCAGCAAATCGGGATCTTCTCGCAGCCAGGCTGCTAGTGGCTCGGAGCGAGTGGTCGTGGTCAGGTGGGTCACGAGCGAACGGTAACCGATCGCGCTCACCGTGTCAAGCGTAATCGTCATCGAAGCACTCCTGCTCTGTCGAGCGGTTCGCGGGCGTGCGCGACTGCGTCTGCATCGCCGCCCCAGGTCCACGATCCCGTCGCGTATAGCGTCAGCACCGCGGTCCCACCCTCCGGCGCGAGCTCGGCATTTAGCGACCGAACGCGTAGAATTACCGGCTTGCCCGCTTGCGTGACACGATGCTCAACAGTCACCGCGAGGCCGTACTCGTCGCACAGCTCGCGCACGCGACGCGCCCATAGGGTGGGGTCCTGACGTGTCGACGACTTGCCGGATGTGGGCATCATGACGTGCCCCCGGCCTCGTACGTGAGCAGCCGCGCGAAGATCGTCGCCTGCAGCGCGTCAACCTCACGAGCGACAGCGTCGGCACGGTCTGCGAGCCGCGCGAGCTTGTCGACCTCATCGTCGGTCACGCACGCAAGCCGAGGCTCATCGGGTCCGTCAACCGTAGCTCTGTCCCGCAGCGAATAGCGTAAGTCGTTGGCGTGCTGCGCTATCCTGTACAGATAGCAACGCGTCCGCTGTGCCTTGCGATGACGGGCGCTCACGGCTTGCCCCTCTCGAGGCGCTGTAGCCCGCGGCGAATCAGCTTGAGCATCTCATCAGCGGTGGCGTCGCGGGATACGCGACGCGCCAGCACCACAACGCGGAGCGAGCCACGCCGTAGCCGAAGCCCGGACCACGACTCACTCTCGAGCTGCGTGAGGTCATCGTCGACGACGACGCGCTCGAGCTTGTCGCGGTCGACAGCGCCGACGACCACGCCGCGGTCCGGCGATGTGCGCAGCAGGAACCTGTCGACGCGGGTGTAGTCCGACGCGGGCGGCTCGTCGAGCGTCATCACCAGCGCGAGCGTTGGTACATCGGCCCACGCGACCTCGGACCCGACCCCGACGCGTGCCGACAGGACGCGCCACGCATCACGGGCGTATCCGGCGCAGCGGTCCACCAGCCCGAGCACGTCGACGCGAGCGGTGATGCGGAAGACTGATCGCGGCCTTCGTTTTTGTTTTGACATCCCCGCCACAGTCGCACGGGCGTGCCGTCAAGTCAAGCGAACTCGATCCGCAGTTTCTTGCTGTGCATGCGCGAGGACACTCGCTGTCGTTGTCGGATTTCGGCCACGGCGGCGGCGGCAAAAGCACGACGTCCCCTGTTGCTGGAATCGTACGGCCACAGCACGAGTATGTCGCACTCGTGGTCTGGTAGCAGAACAACCGGTTGTATGCCGCAGTCGACCACCGGCGGCGCCTTTGCAGTCGCTTCGTCAGCCTGCACCTGCGTCAGCACAGCAACCCCGTTGACATTGTCGATGATTTTGACATACGGGGCCAAGATCTTGACATGTAACAGCTCATTCAGACGAACGCAGACCTGCTCGGCCTGTGAGATCATCGCGTAGTCAGTACCGTGCAGGCATGCCCGCTGATGTATCGCACTCTCCCCGTGGATGCTTTGCAAGCGCACATCGGTACGATTCATGGGCAAACTACCCAACACAGCGCGGGCACATTCTGCATATCCAGGCGGATTAGCAAGGTACGCGAACAGCAGATCCGTTGCCGAGCTCGCTCGAGTCGGCGCGTGTGTCTGCCCCCACCAGCCGAGGTAAGTATCGGCTTTGGCGATGTGAAGCCCAAGCGCTCGCAGCGTTGGCCACACCGATGGTCGAAACGTCGAGGTCTGGCTATGGTAAAGACTCCGGAGACACAGGTGCGCCCGCGCTTGGATGGTAGAACGAACGTCAGGACGTATGTGGAATGTAGCCCAGTCGGCAACCTGCTCGGCGAGCCACGCGTGCGGGCTTGCGTTTCTCACACGAACGTAATCTAGTAGTTTAGAGCGTGGCTTGTGGTCTGAGAGAATGTTGAGAAGATCACTGTCAGTGAGCCCCGACAACTCGACGTGTGCCAGTCCGTACGTCCACGGCTCATCAATTTCTGGTGCACATCCTTCGAGCCGAGCCTCGAGCGCGAGCAGCTCATCGCGTGTCAGAGTCGTTTCTCTTTCGTCAGCGTCGACCTCGTCGGCATTGATCCACTTGACCCCTCCGTCGGCCAGTGTGATGCCCCACCCGCTGGGCCACGTCCACACAGACCCGCGACTCGCGTCAGAAGCCTTGCCATAATAGCCGTTGGCGATGGCCCAGCGTTGCGGTTGATCGACAGCCTCGTTGAGCGCTGCGCACATGCGCTCGGACAACCCCGCGCCGATCACGACGCATGGTGCGTCTTTCGCCGCGAACGAGCTGTCGCCGTACCGATACAATTTATGTATGTCGCGGGTTCCGTGCTCCACACGACTGACATCATCACCGTATGTGTCCGACACTTTCCATCGCAGCGCTTCCCGGTCATCCGCGAACCGCACGAGCGTGCCAGGCTGAACACTGCCCCATGTAGTCACATCGCCAACTTTGTGCGGCTTGTCTGTCACAGGTATCACCGTCGCACATGCGGCGACAATGCCGGCAATGTCCATGCTGGCGAACATCTTCGCGAGCCCTGGTAAGCCGGCCTTCCCCTGCACCCTGCTCAGCGAGCCGGGCGGGGTCTTAGTCCAAGGAACAGACGGCGTCTTAGTTGCGGTCGCAGACATCGCCCGCGACCCTACACCATCCGCGACGTTGCGTCAATCCCGATCGGGCTCGACAGGCGGGCGGGACATGAGCCGCACGATTACACGGCCCACGGTCAAGCGAGTCGATGCGATCCCGAGCTCAGATGCGCGGGCTTCGGCGGCCTCCACGGCAGCCATGCACGAGTCTGTCAGGTCGATGTCTGGCGACCCGATGCCGCCCTTCTCGTACCACCCTTCGACTGCGTTGACAGCGGCGGCCACCTCGTCGGCGGCGCGCTGCTCGTGGGCGTCACCGGCGATGCTGGCTTGCGAGAGGGCCCGCTTCGGCGCGCGGCGCGGGCGGGCAGGAGGAAACGGGTTTGTCTGACGTGCCATGTTCTCATCCTACCGCCGCAGCGCCGTCAAGGCGTGCGGCCAATTCGGCGTCGATGGGTTGGATCGCCTGAGCCTCCACCCACAAAGTGACGGCTCGCCTGTGCAGCTCGGCGGACAGCAAGAACAGGCGCCGGTGCTTCGGCTCCGGCAGTGTGCGAGCTGTCAGGCGAGCAGCGATGCGTCGGGCACGGTGCTCGAGTCGAGCGGCCCGCCTGCGCATGCGACGGGCCTGCGTAGTGGGACTGCGTCTGAACATGTCGCGGGCACGCCCTGCGATGTCGAGCACATCGCCCACGAGATTTGCGTAACGAGAAACATCTTCGGCGATCGGCACACTGTGATCGTACGCGTCTGCGTCGACCCGTGCATCGCCCGTCAACGCACCTTCGCGTCACCGCCGATCGCAGCGCCGATCTTATCCTCTACGCCCTTGCGAACACGTCGCAGCACCGCTTCGCGTGCGGCTTCGACGCCGTACTTGGCGACGAGCCGGGCGAAGTTCTTGCTGCCCTCGAGCGCTGTGTCGACGTTCTGACGGTTCAAGAGCTGGTTGCTGGCGGCAACGACAGCTGCACCCGCGCGCCGGATGGAAGTGCGCAGGCGACCGAAGCGGGTGGTACTCACCCCGACGATCTCGGCGGCACAGGTTTTCACATCATCATCGACGTCGAGGCGTGCGCGCTCGTCGGGGGTCAGCTGTCGGATGGTCTCGCGTTTGTGCATGAGGGCCGTGATACCTCTTCCTCTGCGAGATGTCAACGCCAGTCGAGATAGCGCTTGACCCCACGTCGCGGCCGTTGTATGGTCGCCGGCATGAGCAAGCCCGATACCCCCGAAACCTACACGACGACGCAGACGCGAGCGCGTCTGGGTCAACAGGACCTCATCGCGCTGGCGCTCGCAGAGAAGCTGCGACGACGTCAGGTGCGCACCGCGCTAGGGATCGGAGCGTGGGCAGTCATCGCGGATCCCGTCCTCGTTGACCAGATCGGCGAAGCCATCGTCCGCATCACCGAGGTCCGCGGATCGTCTCGAGTCGTTACGGCTTTTTTCAACGGCTCAAGTGCGATGGTGCTGGTCGACAAGCTCAAGCCATGCCTGGCTTCGGGAGATATCGCTGCGAAGGGAGGACACAAATACGTCGTCCTTGACTTGTACCCACGTCGCGTTGGTCATGACAGCGAGCTCGCGTGGGGCATGTCCCCCCAGTGGGGGATCCACGGCGCGGCAAGTGATGAGCCCCACGTCGACGAGATCGACGTGCGTGATGTCGCATCGGAGACCACGGCGGAGCCTCGCATGCCGAGCATCAACCCTCATGTGTTCGCCGATCATGCGGCATACGTTGTTCGTGGTTATGCGTTGCCGGGAGTAGCGATCGGCTCAGTGTGGCCGGTCGGCCCCGGCCTGTCGATCACCGACTTCGCACACGTCGCATCGTGCGCTGAGCCGTGTCGCACTCGTAAAAACGCGACGGGGCGCACCGTCGACGACCACGTCGAGGGTCGACGTGCTATTCTGTGCGACTTCCTCGGTGGCGCCACCTTGTGGATCTGGGCCGAGAACCTCGTGCAGTGTCTGCACACCGTGCAGTGGGATGACTCCCCCTCTGCATCACACCACCCCGAGACCACCAGGATCTGCATGCCGTCATCTCAGGTCGCAGCAGCAGCGGCTGCCGTTGACACGAAGCCGGCAGTGTTTGAGACGCCTGAGCTCCCTGCCGCACCCATCACCCCTGTCCTCGCACTGACTGAGATCGATATGAGTACAACCGACAAGATCATTCGCAACATCACCAGCGGTCCTAAACTCGCGCGCGGCACGATCGTCATCATCGATGCCGAGTATGCGGCAGCCATGGAGGAGGGCGTCGGCGCCCTTCGCATGCGATTCTCTGATAACGCTCTCGACTCGACCGATGCCCGCGACGCCATCGATTCAATCCGTCTCGAAGAACCCCCCGTGGGAGCCTACGAGGTCCGCCGGTCTGACGTCATCGAGCTTCCCGATGGTTCGACGTTCGTTCGAGTCACGTGCGTGCAGGCGGGCAGTTCCGACGGCGAGCGTTACGAATTCATCTCAGCGCTGGTTCGCGTCGCGGCTGGTGGTGCGCTCGCTGTGCCTGCGTCGACCGATGGTGCGGTGGCCCGCGTTGCCAAGACCGTCGGCGGCAAGGCGCTCGATGTGGCCAAAGACGCCTTCGTCGGCGCTAAGGACATGGTCGTCGATGAGGCCCAGCGCAAGGCCCTCGCGCTCGCGCAGGTCGCCAGCCAGGACACGCTTGTCGCTGGTCACGCGATGGTGCGCCGCACGGTGCTCGCCGCGGGTGCTGGTCTCGTGGGTGCTGACAACCCGCAAGCGGCCGCGACGAATGCCGTACTCGCGCAGGGTTTCGACATGATGTCCATCGGAGCAGGCAAGCTCCTCGCACGTGTGCTGGCGAAGCACGCACCGGGAACGGCGAAGATGATCGACGCGGCCACCGACTCGCTGCAGCAAGGCATCGATCAGAAGCAAGCGCACGACGTGCTCGATCAAGTGATGCCCGTCGTCGGCGGCGGGCTCAAGGCGCTGGCACAAGCTGCTGTCGTCCGCATGATGCCCGCGCTCCCCGCGGCTCCCACGGCCCCGGTGGCTGCGCTGCCGATCACGACACCGACGCCCGTCGAGACGCCCGCGAAGCCGAAGCGCAAGCGCACCCCGAAGGCCACGCAGCAGAGCGGAGGTGCGAAGTGAGCACGCCACAGGCTGTCACGCACTTGCCTGAGTCGTCCGCTGCGCCATGGCCCGGCGAGGCGACCTATCGCCCGCCGGGCTGGCGGTCCAAGCTCGCCCCCGGCGAGATCAGCCCGCGTCTGGCCGACGTCAACGATCTCCTCGAGAGCGACTGGGAGAATGCGGCGCTGATCACCGAGCGCAAGCGGCTCGAGGAGCACGTCGCGCTGCTGCGCCAGATGTGGGTCACACGGATGTATGTGTGGTGTCTCGCTGAAGCACTCGTCGGCCCGCCCGAGGTCGACCCCTTCTGGCATCCGTGGTCGCACGTGCATAAGGTGTGGGCTGGCGTGCGCTTGCTCGACGGCAACGACGGGCGCAACGGATTTGATCTCTCGCTGTGGGGTCGCGTCACTGAGCCAGGATCGACAAGCTCCTTCGTGCTCGGCAGCTTGTCCGTCAAGCGTGAGTCGTCCGACCGTGGTCGGACCGCGTACGTCAACGGTCCGCACGGTGACACTGCGCGTTACGTCGAGACGTGCACGCGAGCCGCACGCGCGGGTCACAAGGTCGCAGCCGTCGTCGCGCTCGATGGGTGCGGCTGGTTCGCCGGCAACACATCGACCGGGCTAGCGGCCGCATACGAGGATGGACAGCCGTCCCGGGAGATTGTGCAGCTCGCCGCCGACGTGTTGTCGTGTGATCTCCTCTGCATCCCCGAAGGTGGACGGATGTCGTTCGAGCCCCCGCCGGGGGTCAAGCCGTCGTCTCCGACAAAGGGGTATGCGCTGGCGATCTGGGGCGCAACGATGGATGAGGCGCGCCGACTTCCCGGCGCCACCAGCGACCAGCCCGGCTGCGCTGTACGGGTGACGATCGACGGCCACAGGTGGGTCATCCTTCCCGGTTGCGGCGACGCCTGAATTATAATTTGACAGGCACCGGGAGAGGGTGCATAGTCAGCACATGCCCAGCGCCAACGAGACCAGCCCCTCCCCCGTCCGCCTGCGTCGCTTACTCGACGTGACCCTTCTTGAGAGTGCCTACGGGCGCGGTGTCCACGACCGCGTGCCGGTTGAGATCGTCGATCTCGATGATGGCTCTGTCCTCTGCGAGTGGTCGTGCGAGCGTGATGACGAGGTGGTGGGTCGTCGCGTGCGTTACGCGTCCGAGGTCGACATGTGGCGCGAGCTGCATGCGATCGCACAGACGCAGGGCGTGATGCGCACGATCCCGTTCTACGCCGCGCGTGCCTGGTCGAGTGCGACGAGCACGATTGTGCAGGCACTGCCCGAGGCTGTGCTCGAACAGCACGCTCGCGCTGACGCGACGTCCGACTTCCGCGCAGACACCAGCACCCCCGGGCTCGATGTGATCAACGGCGCCCGCGCGGCATGGGTCGATCGTGACGTGGGCTTGCTAGCGATCCTCGCCGATGACGACGCACTCGTGCTGCCGAGCCACCCGCCGCGCTGGGTTCCGGTGGCGGGCGAAGCGGACGGCCGGGCGCTGGACTCGCTTGGCAGGCGCAACGGCCACGGTGGGCGTCGTCCTGACGTGTCGCGTACGCTGAGGGCGTGATCATCCGCTATGTGTCCGCGCGATTCGCGCTGTCCGAGATGACCCCGGGGCGGCATGTCATCTAAGCACCAGCACGCGCACCACGCGAGGGTTCCAGCTGAGACACCATGGGAGATCCCCGAGTCTCAGACCGATCTTCGGCTGGACGGTGTGTCACGCGACACAGGCGTGCAGGAAACTGGACCATTGCCGATCGTCTCCGTTGCAGCGACTTCGGACGCAGTCAAGATCGTTGGTGGCGCAGGTGGCGTTCTAGGTCTACTCGCACTCGTTGACAAGCTGGTTCAAGGATCGGGCCTGACAGCTGACGAACTGGTCAAGCAACTGGGGCCGGCGCTGGGCGTGCTGTACACAGCCTCCCCCGTGGTCGTTGCTGTGATCCTTGTCGGATGGTTTGTGCTTCGGGGGTATCGCAACGAGCAAGCTGCACACCGTCGACGCGACCGTCGGCTGCAGAAGGCTCTGATCAATTTCGGCAGTACGATCAAAGACGAGATCTACAAGCTGCGACAAGATGTGGCCGGATTCACCGCTGAGCTCGGAAACGTAAAACAGCACGTTGAGGAGCGCATCGTTACCGAGGTCGGTGCAGCTGCTCGGGCTGCTACACATCGCGCTGATCAGATCGACACGGCAATTGCAACCCTGCGTGCCGAGCAGTCACAGCTCGGGCAACGTGTTGCGCACATCGAACAGCTCTCATCGATCCCCACGCCGATCCCGCCACGACGCGATGGCGTGCCGAGCCAGCGACGCAGGAAGACCCCATGACATCTGACACACCCGCACCCGATACCATCCTGCTCTCTCCTATCAACATTGATCCTGTTGTCGTGAGTGTCGCTGCACCTGCCGCGCGTATCGCTGCTCGCCGTTTCGTCGGGCGCCACGATATTGACTTCGCCAGGCACGTACCAGACACAACCGGCGAAGCCGACGACGAGACCAACGAGGGCTGAGCTCCGCGGTACGTTGCGGGGGTGAGCCTCCGCATTGTCCATCGCGTCGACGCCCCCTGTGATATCGCCCGCCTGCGTGTCAGTGTTGACGCTGCTGGGCGCAAGGTCAGTGCATCCGAGATTTCTCAGCGGATCAATCCGAACACCGGCGCGCTCGAATTTCGGGCACCGCTGACGTGGACGGGGGTCCGCTCGTATCATCACGCCGATGGATCCGTGACGCGCGAGCTGCGTCGCCCCGAGCAAGTCAGATCGCCGTCGCATCTCCGCGGGCTGCGGCTGCTGACAGCCACGTCAGGACACCCCGCCCTGCCCGACGGGACACCGGTCTATCTGGACGCGCGCGGCGGTCCTGACGTCCGCTCGCCCGATGGATCGGCGCTGCGTCCTGCCGAGGACTACACGATCGGTCATGTTGGCGACACCATCGAAGATGGCGAGATCGACGGGTACTACGTGCCGGTTGCGTGGTGTTCGATCACCCGTCTGGCATCGCAGCGAGGTATCGCAGCGGGCAAAACGCAGACGAGCCTCGGATACACCGCCCTGCTGGACGACACGCCGGGAGTGTGGGATGGCCCACACGGACCTGAGCAGTACGACGTCGAACACCTGCTAGACCACGCAGACGCTCGCGTATTGCGTGCGGTCGCCGATGGCATCGTCCCGACGGTCGAGATCCTCGTCGACGGCGTCCTTACGCGTGTGCCTGTGTTGGGGCCGAACCACTACGCCGCCGAAATTTGGGCGGGCCGCGGCGAGGCACAATCTGAGATCCTCGACTTCGCCCTGCCGGCGTCTGAGATGCCGCGGCGCAATGCTGACGCTGCGCCGACTCGCGGGCACTTCGCGGCGTTCGTGTCGGACGCCGCGCCCGTGGCCAGCGACGCTGCTGCACAGTGCGCCGCACGGACTGCTCGCACCGACGTCGTGTCTGTCAGTCGTCTCTCGTCGGAAGTGTCCACAGCCCTGTCCGCGGCGCCGCTGTCGGGGCGCTATGGCGGCCACGTCGAGCCGTGCCCCTCTTGCGGTGCGACCGAAGCCAACGCCGCGTGCGAGACCTGCAGCGCGTCGACAGCGTGCGGGGAGTGGCTCGGCTGGATTGTTCCCGAGCCGGGACAGATCGGCGCAGGCGGTATCGCATTCGTCGCCCCCGATGGTCTCGGGCTGTGGTGGGCCACGCGCGACCCGAGCGGGGGGGTGATCGGTCTGCCGACCGCGTTCGCGTGGCGTGGTCCGGCTGCAGCTGCACAGGCAACGATGCCACCACAGGTGGCTGTCGTACACGCTACCGGCGAGATGCTCGAGAGCGTAGGTGAGCTCATCGAAGAGGCCGTGGGCGATGCAGCGGCGGCTGTGACGAGCGACCGTCCGCGCCTGTTCTCGATGGTGCGGCAAGCCGACGAGTCCGGCGTGTCGGGCACGGGTCACGTGCTCGACGGCGTCGTGTGGCGTAATGGCAAGGTGACCGCTGCATGGGATACTGCCAACGCGCCGGGGTCGATCTGCAATTACGACGCGTACGGCGACTTCAAGTCGATCCATGTCGACGCGCATCCGAGCAATGCGACGATCCTCGCATTCGATGACGGGAGGCCAGAACCTGTCAACGTGGGCGCGTCCCTCGTGGCGTTCGTCAAGGGTGCGCAAGTCGACGCGATCGTCGAGCACTCCGCGCGGCAAGCCGATCCCGACAAGTTCAACGCGTATCTGCGTTTCGTTCTGCCGAACGGCGCGTCGATGATCCTCGGCCGCTTCGGCGGCGGACCGTGGCAGACGCAATCGGTGCGATTCCCCGCGACGTGGTCGGTCCCGAAGGCCAAGTCTTGGCTAAAAGCGGCTGGCTTTTCGTCAGCACAATTCGAGGCCGCGGTCAAGGATAAGTCGGACGCTATCGACGAGACAGCCGTGAGTTTCGTTGCGCGAGACGATCGCACACCGTACGCTTTTGATGTGCGCGGCCAAGGTGCCGGCGCGAGGTCCCCCGCGATGCCCAAGATTCATCTCCCCGCCCGACTCGCCGACGCCGCAGGCAACTTCGCCGCCGCTGTCAAGGCCGCGCCTCCCGTTCCCGTCAAGCTCGCCGACTCGGCCATGCTCGCCGTCGATCTCCCCGAGGATATCGACGTGCCGGCGCTGGCCGCTGGCATGCAGGCTCTCACCGACGCGCTCAGCAAGATGGCCGCAGACATGGGTGCGAGCGAGCAGAAGATCGGCGAGATCGGCAGCGACCTGTCCGCTGCCATGATCGAGAACGGCGATCTGAAGATGCAGGTCGATTCGCTGCGCGACGACGCAGCCGTCGGCAAGGCGCATCGTCTCGCTGAGGTCGTGGCCGTCGCCAAGAAGGTCGGCTTGACCGACGCCGACGTCAAGGACAAGGACGCGGACGGCGTGCGCGCTGCGGCTGTCGCCCGCAAGTATCCGGGCGCCGCGAAGCATCTCGACCAGAAGCCCGTGCTCGACTCGATGTGGCTCGCCATCGTCGACTCAGCCAACAAGGCGCCGACCGTCGCCGCGCCCGAGCTGCGTCAGCCCGCGCCGCGCACCGATGCCGCTGGCGAAGTCAACCCCGTCACCGTCGACGCCCCCAAGGTCACCCTCGTGACCCACAACTACGGCTGACGCATCCACCGTCACTCGCCGCCGTCGTGATCGCCCTCGCCCTCTGAGATCTAGGAAGCCCACCCACCATGACCGTCTCGCAGTCCCCCCAGACCTACTTCGGCGCCATCCCCCCGTCCGGTGGTCCCGGCTCCGTGTGGGCGACCCGTGATCATCGCACCGTCGAATCGGCCTATGTCATGGCCACGACCGCGGCTCTGACCTCGCAGGTCACGGAGGGCGCCGCGTCCACCGTCGACGGTAGCGCCGACGTCGGGCTCACGATCGATGGTGCCCTCTACATTGCGACGACTCCGGCCAACGCTGCGGCCCTCGCGGCTGCGCTGAACGCCATCACGGCGTTCGCCGCGATCGCGGTCGCGTCGATCCCGTCGGGCACGACCCTGCGCGTGACCTTCCTGGACTACAAGGCGCACACCGTCACCTCGTACAGCCCGGGCACCCCGGACATCACGGGCATCACGAACACCACGTCGGCAACCGATCCGATCTACGTACTGCCGGGCATGGGTGTCTGTATCGACACCGCGGCCCCCGGCGGCGGCGAGGTGCTCACCGTCAAGCTGCCGACGACCGCCGCTGAGGCTGCGCGCTGCATCGGTGTCGTGGGTACCGACATGTTCGGCGTCGAGTCGGCCGCGGGTCTGCTCGGCCAGGGTTACGACCCCCTGCTCGGCATCCCGCCCGGCAAGCCGTTCTCGCTGCACCGCGAGGACAACATCCGCCTGCGCATCGGTGCGGCCGTGACCAAGGACGACACCGCGTCGCTGGGGTACACCGCCGCGACCCGTGGCAAGTGGTACCCGTCCGCCAGCGCCACCGGCACCGCTCAGGTCACGAGCGGCAACGTGATCTTCTCGACGACTGACCCGGTTGGCGTCACCGTCGACTCGTTGCCCGCGCTGTTTGTCGCTTCCGACACCAGCAACAACATCACCGCGACTGCGCTGCGCACCGCGTGGAATGCCAGCGCCCAGCACTTTGCGATCGCCACCGCCAGCGGCGCGACCAACGTGTTTACGCTGACCTTCAAGGACACCGCGACCCACACCGTGGTCGCCTACTCGCCGGCCACCGCCGACGTGACCGGCATCGCCACCAGCACGACCGCCGCGGTCGCTACCACTGGCGCTGTGCCGAAGGTCCGCTACGCCAAGGCAGCCGCGCTGGCCGTTGGCTCGGCTCCCGCCGAAGTCGATCTCGACTAACGGCAACCGCAACACCAGCGCTCGTCTCGACACCCTTCGCTCATTCGCATTCGATCAGGAGCCCCCAGCACCATGACCACCTCCGCCTTCCCCTTGACCCCGAACATGGGCCCCGTCGCGTGGGTCCGCGATGCTCAGGGCAACCCGGTTCCGCTGACGCGGTCCGACGCGGGCCAGCTCTCCAACGGCCAGTCGCACGTTCGCATGGTCCGTGACGAGCGCGAGGGTGGCAATGGCACCCGGCGCCCGCGCGTCCCGGTGCACAGCGTCATCCGTGACGTGCAGCTGAAGGACTCGTACGGGGCTCTACTGCAGCGCGTCCCCGACGCTGCACAGATCGTCGAGTCGTTCGCGGCTGGTCACTACAAGACCCGCGAGGATGTCCAGCGTGCCGAGGGTGAGTACGTCCAGCACATCCGCGACTGGCGCAACGACTACCTGCGTCAGAAGCGGCGCGATGCCGACGGGCTGTTCCTGCAGCTCGAGACGGTGATGTCGCTCGGCAAGATGATCGAGATCACCTACGCGATGCCAACCATCGAGACGGCATTCCCGATCTCGATCCTCGGCACCGTCCTCGAGACCGCCCGTGGCATCGAGCAGGAGATCGTGGAGGAGCTGCCGGTGTTCGGCGTCGACGTCACGGTGTCGGGTCTGCCGACCGCCAGCATGCGGCGCGGTGAGCGGTGGTACAACTTCGTGCACGTCAAGGCGGGCGCGCAGATCCTCGACACCGAGATCGCCAAGTTCCGCGAGATCGTCGGCCGCTACCCCGAGGACTTCGACTTCGACCTGTGGGACAACCGGCTCAAGGGCGCAGCGCTGGCTGTTCAGCGTGGCGTGGCTCGGACGATCGCCTTCGGCCGTCCACAGAATCAGGTTCCCGGCCTGTTTCGCAACGCCGCGATTCCGTCGGAGAGTACCAACTTCGCCACCGCCACGCCCGCGAACAACCTCGCCGCGGTCAACACCCTGCTCGCCAACCAGTTCGCCGCGGTCAACGGTCGTCTCGACTACCAGGCCGACTCGCTCGCCCTGTCTCCGTTCGCATTCATGTTCCTCTCGCAGCAGATCTTCAACTCTGCGAACGCGAGCAACATGTTCACCATGGAGATGATCATGCGGGCCAACCCGCAGCTCAAGGCGGTCTACCAGATCCTCGAGGCGCAGCCGAACACCGCCGACGCCGCGGCGCTCGAGAAGCACGGCATGGATGCGACGGAAGCCGCGATCAACAGCGGCGGCTATCGGGTCTCCGGTACGCAGCGCAACGCGATCGTCGCCTACCGGCGCGATCCCAAGCTGGTCGAGATCGTCAAGGGCTTCGACATCGAGACCACCGTCTACCCGCCCTCTGATGACACCACGCGGGCCAAGGTCGTGGAGTCGGTCGGCGGCCTGCTCGCTCACGTGCCCACCGCGATCCGCATCGGTTACGCCGACGCGTAATCCCCCGCGGCTCTAGCCGCATCGCTGCTATGCAGCCCGACCCGCCCGGCTCTCGCCGAGGCGGGTTTTTCGCGGTAAGGTGTCGATGTGGGTGCTAAGCTCTACCGCAACATTCCAGTCGGAGACCTTCCTGATGCAGACTGGGTCTCGACCCCGTAAACCGCTAGCGATTCTCGATACCGGCGAGCAGCTGACTGCCGAAGGCTTCCTTCGCGTCGATGATGGCCGACACACGACGATCGATCGGGTGATCGGCAACGAAATTCAGAACAGACACCGGCCGCTTTTGACCGATGCGATGAGCACGCGCGACAGCCTGCAGATTTCGGGCAGGAACCCAGTCACGATCGACGAAGACAACATACGCCGCACGCGTCAGCGTCAGCGACTCACTCGCAGCGCGGATCGTCATCGATGCACCCCACGCGTCATCGCTCGTCCGCGAGCCCCCGCCAAGTGCGGACGACCATCGCCCAGCTTGGAAGTCTGTACGGATCTTGCCGCGGCGCTCGCCAGTTACATCGCCTGTGATGAGCGCCCACCCTGGACGCTCGCCGATCTCCTGCGCTGGTCCGACGTGCGATGAGAACACGAGCACAGGTTCGCCCGCGGCTTCGAGATCGTCGAGCGCCAACTGCACCGAGGGCACCTTGGCCGCGGCGAGCAACTTGCGCGCCGTCGCCACGGCTGGTTGTGCAGCGAGTCGATCGATCTCCTCCTCGCGTGCGCCAGACCCTACGGCTTGCTCGAGCGCGTCAAGCTCAGCTGCGAGTCGTCGACCGACGTCCGCCTTGGACAGCTCGCGCAGAACCGACGCCGGCACATGCACGCGGACGTCTTGCTGCGTCAGCGACGGCATGTCTTGAAACACAGCCTCTTTTGTTCGCCGCACGATGGCACGCGACAACGCATCATCGACCCACTGGAGATGCTCGCCGGTCCACGTGACCTTCTCAACCATCTCGTGAGTCTCTGCATGTGCCGCATCGGCCGACTCAGCAGACACTGAGCACAGATCCACCGGGCCGTCGACGACGGAGCGCACACGGTGGCCGGTGCCACGTCGACGGCGAGGAACCCACACTTGCTCGACCCGGTGACCAAACAGCCCGCGCAGACTTGAGACGTGCCCCAGCGTGTCATACGCCCGCCCGCACGCGTCCAGCAAGCGCCACAGCTCCTCGGGGTTGGCGTTGAGAATTGGCGTCCCCGTGAGCAGCCAGACCTGGCCTCGGGTCGCCTGCACCGCGCGTGCCCACGTCTTGAAACGCTCGGCTTGCGCCGACTCACCTTTTAGCGAGTGCGCCTCGTCGCACACGAGCACGGCGCCCGGAGCAACAGCGCCAGACGTGGCCCACGCGTGATCGAAGATCGGGTACGACTCGAGCGTGCCAACAACGACTTCGCCCGGTCGCGCCGGTGTGGCCGACCCTCGCTTCTTGAGCGGGGTGACGACAAGGTCGGGCCGCCAACGCGCGACCTCGTCGACCCACGTTGGCACGGCGTTACGTGGACATGCAACGTTGACCGCCGCGCCAGCGGCTAGCGCGAGCAGCACTTGCAGTGTTTTGCCGAGCCCCGGCGAGTCAGCGAGAACAAGCCCGCCCGGCGCCGTGGCCAGACAGATCGAGCCCGTCTCTTGGTATGGGTACGGCGTGCATCCCTGAGCTCGCACGAGCGCGTCACCTGGAGGTCGCCACGTCGCGCCGGATAGACGCGCGTCCGCTGCGGCCCACGCGTCAGCGACAGCGCGATCCGACCCCGCGTCGAACGCAGGATCCCATCCGAGATCGACGAACAGATCGACGACGCGCTGCGGGTGCACCGCGGCCCAGCCGACGTGCGCAGCTGACAACAGCCCGCACCGATTCGCTGCGCCCGCGAGTGCGACTTGCTCAGCAAGCGACAGACCCGTTTTGTGGACGAGCAGCGGCGAGCGGTCGTCTGCAGTGGTGACACGTAGGATCGTCATAGTTAGTAAGTCACCTCTGAAACTTCACGCATCGCTCTCGCAAGCTCCTCGGCCTCGGCCTCTGTGAAACCGCGTAGTTTCACAGCTCTGTACCCGCGGGCCTCGCATCTAACGCGTAGCCTGTCGTACATGTCACTCTCAGTCGCGCCACCATCGACCTCGATGTCCAAGTGCTGGACGTCCGTGATCGCGTATGGGCCAGCGTCTGCACGACTGCCCGCGAGAGCGTGGACGAAGGCTCTCACACCTGCCTGCGCGATGTCCGACGACGCACCAACTGCAATCTCCGTCACCAGCCGGGCGGGTGACGGCCCGAACAAACCGCGAGGTCGCGGGCGGATGATGTCAGCGAGCTTGTCAGCGAGACCCATGTCTGCAACATAGCGACGACACGTACAAGGTCAACAGCGTCGCTCGCGCGGTTGCGTCAACCGGCCGGCGGGCCCAAGGTGCGTGTGTGACTGATCCTGCATCCCTGACTCTCGCCTTGATCGGATGGCTCCGCCTTGCCGCCTGTGTCGACACCCCAGAAGATAACGGCGGGGTCCGCTGTGCGTCGTTCGCTGCTGCCGCTGTGTCTCCGCCGTGGCGAGGGGGCGCGACGCAAGGTGGCGCCTTTTTGGCAGCCGTGGCGCGCGTCGAGTCTCAGTCATCGCCGGTGGGCGTGCACGTGCGCGACACGTGGGCGGCGCGGATGATGCACCGACGCGCGGTGAGTGTGGGATGGCTCACGCCTGAGACATGCCCAGGACATGCCCCGACGAGCGCGACAAACCAAACCGGTACTGGCTGGGGTGTGCGTGGGGCGTGGGGCGTGTCGGCGGCTTACGGCCTGCGCTGGCTGGGGCCCGTCGGGTGCCTGCTCGGCCCGGCGATCTTAGACGTGCCCGCGTTCGGCGCCGTCGCAGCTGCAGGCCACGCGAAACACTGTGCGAAGGTCCGCCGCACACGTGACCCTGACGAGCTGCGCTTGTGCTGGGCGGGTCGCGCGAAACCTCGAGGCGAGGTGCTCAAGAGGTGGCGTCGTGGATGAGCGTGTCGTCTGCGTGCAACGTCCATCCGTTCTCGACGGGTGACGATGCGTCAGCCCATGCGCTTACTAATGCCGCAAAATGCAGCTTGAAGCCGGCCTCGCGCAACGACAGCTCTCCATGCACGTCGCGTCGCCACGAGACGTGCTCGAAGAACAGTGGTCCTGTGGTGCCCAAGACATCACATGCCGTGCGAAGCGTGTCGGCTGCGGTCTCGACGTCGGGGCTAAGAATAGGCTGTCCCTCGAACGCGAGCTTGATCCACACGTTGCCATTGAATCTCTCTTCGATCTCCGTGTGCGTGTGACGAACCTTGAGGTTGAGCGACGACGCCATCTCGATCAACTTGTTGCCCAGAAGTTTCGCACGTGCTTGTGCGCAGTCATGTTGCGTATTGTTCATGCCTGCACGGTGGGCACGACCCGCGCCGCGTCAAGTCCCGTCCGCAGGCTCGGCCGGCGCTGGCGGGGTCCACGGTCTCCGTACGGCGGGCAGGCACTTCGGACCCTTGCCGACGCGCTGGTCGGTCCAGCGCGTGCCGCCGCGGAGACGTGTATCTTTCCAGTCGAGAAACGCCACGCGCTCCGCACGCTCGATCCGCTTGTGGTCGCCCGACACAAGCAAGTCGGACCACGATCGTGGGTCCGGCTTGTCCTGTCCTTGCAGGACGAACCGCCAGCAGTCGGCCTCGATTTCCATGTTAATTTTATGGAGGGATTCAAGTTGGCAGCGGTCAATTGCGTATCCAATTCCTCGGGTACGCCCTGGTTCGGCGGTACTATGAACAAATAACCCATTCAATCGTTGCATAGTAAGATCTTTGTAATTTAGCATGGAACGCTGTACGATGCGCCAATGCTGCGCCATGAAGATAATAACCTCGAACAATTCTAATTGTTCTGCGTTTCTGACACGTCGCATACTACTGGACGCATCGCCTTTGATCGGAATACCACGTGCTCGACATAGTTCAGCATTTCGTGCACGAAGGGTGCCACTTAGAGCGGTGCCTAATTTAGCCTCGTAACTGTCTGACGAGCTAGATCGTGGCCAGAATCCGCGATCTTTATGAAATTGACAAACGATATCCGCCCACTCGTCTGCGGTTGTTTTAGCGGATTTGCCGCACGCTTCGCGCAAACTACTACCTAATTTGCGCAAAGCAGTATCTAAATTCGGCCACTGCCGGCGTGTAGGCGCACTCTCTTTTACCAACCCTCGCGCGAATGCCTCCAATGCCGCCCGATCGTGCCGAATACGATCCCACGGTGGCACGCCCGACTGACGTGCGTACTCGGCGACATCGTCCGCTTCGAGCGCGGTGAACTTCGCCGCGCACACGTTCAGCTCGTCGGGCACCGACACGTCGAAATGCCCAAACTTCTCCACGATCGCGTCGAGCTCGGCCTGCAGCTCCTCGCGTACGCACAACGCCGGCTTGCCCTCCGCGGTCGCACGGTTCGCACGGCCGAGCGCAGCGGTGACGGCGTCGGCGACTTCGCCGGTACGGTACAGGGACAGCAGGGCCGCTTTGCGTGCCGGTCCCGACACGTCGGGCATCTCGCGGGCGAGAGCAGCGTCAAGCTCCGCAATCTTCACAGCGCCGTCCGGGCCGCGCCGCTGGATACGCTTGACGATCTCGGCCGTCGCACGTGCGCGCTCGATCGCGGTCCCGCCCCGGCGGTCGCCGTCGCTTGTGGCGTCGTTCGTGACATGCGCAAGGCGGGCGCCCTTCGGCAGCTTGCGGCCCTCCGTGCGACGTGCTGCGGCGTCCTGTGCCGCGAAACACCGCGGGTCGATCCACCGCGACGCGGCCTCGTAATCCGCCAGGTAGGCGGCGAGCAGCACGGCCTGCTCGCGGTGTTGCTTGTACGCGCGCTCGCGGGCGTCGTCGCCCGTCAGCGTCGGCACGAAGAACACCATCGTCTGCGTATCGACCCACGCCGCCGGGTAGCCCGCGATCTTCCGCTTGCCGCGCGATGCACGGGCCCAGCGCTGCAAGATGCGGAGCGGCGAGGATGGAATCCGGATGTTGAAGACGTGTGAGCACGAGGGCCAGTCGGTGCCCTCATCCATGCGGGCGCACGACACGACGACGTCGACCCGTCCCGGGTGGTCGTACATCCCTGCCGCACCGTCGATCGCGAGCCTTGCCTGCGCCGCTGCGCGGTCCTCATTCGTCATGTCGCCGATCAGGTTGACGACGACCGCAGACCGCCCGAGCACGGCCGGCGCTACGCGTTGCAGCTCGTCGACGATGGTCTGCTTCCAACCCTTCGCCCACGGCACGTTTATCACCGTGCGTGGGCACCCGGTCGCAGCCCAGCGCTCGGCCACCGCGCGGCACATGACCTGCTCGAAGTTTCTGTTGCGCTTCGCGGGCGCCTTGTCCTTCGCAGGCTCGACAGCAAGGTCGACGTCGTCGGTCACGTACTCCGGCACGATGTAGCGCTCGACTCGCCACTGCGACGGGGCGTACGCGTAGCCTGTGCTCGGGTCGATCTCCTGCGCGTACGCGGCGGCCGACAGTCGCACCACCTGCGTGTCCGACGTGAAAATCGAGCCCGAGCCGTGCCACGGCGTACCCGACACGAGCAGCGTCGCCGCCCCGCGGGCACGCAACGCCGCAAAGAACTTGCCGGCCTCGGTGCCGTCGCCATGATGGTGCCCCTCATCGCCGACGGCGAGCACGTCTCGAAGGGACACGCGGGACTTCTCCATTGCCTCGCGCGCCGCTTTTGTGCACATCGCCTGTCGCGTCGTGACCCAGCACCCGGTCGCCGATGCCCACCACCGCGGATCCGATAGCTGCGTCGTCGTTGGCCGCGGCAGGTCGCCGAAGTCCTGCGGTGGCGAGGGCAGCTGCAGGTATCCGCCGGGCTCGTGACTCCACGCCCCGCGCACCGCCCACGCCTGTACGATGGCGTCGAGCGGCGCGGCGATCACGACGAGTCGCGCCTTGCCCTCCGACAGTAGCGCGGCCGCGGTCGCCTTGACGGTCGTGGTCTTGCCACTGCCCATAGGCGCCTCGTACCCGAGCGCTGACGGCCTGCCCTCGAGGTGGGCCTCAAAGTATCCGACCAGCCGCGACCAGTGCGTGCGTTGGTAGGGCCGCAGCGAGAGCGGGTGACTGCGAAGCCAGGAGACGGGGCGGGACATGCGGAGATACTCTCACATCACGCGGACGGTGTCAAGTCTCGAGCTCGTCGCGCACCTGCGCGACCTGCTGCAGCACGTCGACGCACTTCGCCGGGTCAAGCTTGCCGTCGGTGCGGATCTGCGACTCCATATCGATCCATCCGCCATGCGTCGAGCGCAGCAGTCGCGTAACAATGCCTCGCAGCAGCTCGGGGTCGTCTGGCCCGAGACCGCCCGCAATCCCGACAGGGAAGCTGGGCAGCGTCGGCACGTCGTCGAGCGACACGGGCGTGCCGCGGCCGCCGCTTCGGTCCAGCAACCACACGAGCTTGGCGTTTGTCACTGGCCATGCGCCGACGCGGTACTGTCCGATCACCGTGCCTGTGCTGGGCCAACCGGCGCGAGCGACGAGCTTGTGCAGGTTACACTGTGCTGTATTCAGGTTCGCCACTTTCGATCCCTCGTGCGACAGGTTGATCTGTACGCGTCCGGTTGCCCCGACCTCGATCACCACGTCGTGCCACTCGCGCGAACCGAACACGTCGGGCTTCCGCCACCCATCAAAGAGCATCGCACGCGCAGCCGCGCCGCACAGGTGCACAGCAACCGGCACGCCCTCGCCGCGACAGATCTGCAGCAGGTGCCGCGCTGCATGCCCGCCCGGGTAGCGCTCGTCGCCGGCTCGTTTCGTCGAGCACAGCAGGCCGAACTCGACGGGCACCGCGAGGTCACGAGCGGCGTCGATGATGGTCGTGAGGTCGTCGCAGAGGGTGCGGTTGTCCGCGCCGGTGAAAGTGACCGATATCTTGCTCATGTCTAATCCTTCCGGGGTTTGATGAAGATGCCTTCTTGTCTCACACCCACCGCGCCTGATGCGTTGCTCGTCCGCGCCACAACCGCGGCTGGTTCAAACGGCCATGTCGAGGGAAAGCTGGCCATCTCGGACAACATCACGAATCCGCGTGCTGCTTCCAACTCATCGACGACGTCCTTGCATGTGGCCTGGTACTCGCTCGTTCCGGCGTAGGGTGGGTCTGCGTATGTAACCGATTCATCCGTGCTGCGACGAATTGCAGTCACCGCGTCGTCGAGCACTTCCACCGACCAGATCTCGGCGGCGATCGCCAATCGACGCACACGACTGACGACATTCTCCCAAGGATACAAGTGCCCATACTTCGCCGCGCTCGTCAATTTACAACCTTGCACGTACCACCGCTCGTTGCGCAAGCCCGGGGGGCGGTTCGAGTAGCTGTAATTGGTGAGCCACAAGAATCGCGCTACACGATCTTCACCGAAGCCAGGCGCACATGCGGCGGCCGAGTAGAAGTCGTCCGCGTCGGTTGTGGCGGTCAGATTTCGACACGCGTCGATGAGGCGTACGGATGCCGAGCGATCGTGAATGATTTTCCAAAATGCCGAGACGCACGGATGTGCATCCGCCAGCACGGCCGGGCCGCCGTAGCCTTGGGACCGCAAACGCAGGTACACCGCCCCCATGCCCACGAAAGGCTCTACGTACAACTCGAGACGAGCTGGCATGAGATCGACGATTCGTTTGGCAAGTCTGCGCTTGCCTCCCATGTATCCGACAACAGGTGTCATGTACTAGATCCTTTACAATCGAGGAAACGTGAGTGCTCGCGCAACATGTCGGGCGTCCAGCCGCCCGCGTCGGCCACGGCCTGCTGAAACGCGCCCCACCCGCGCACCAGGTTCTCGACCTCGCGCAGCTTCGGCCAGAATGCCCGGCAACCTGTGCACGAGGCGAGCGGCTGGCGCTTGCCGTCGACGAACTCGTCGGGCCACATGACCCCGCGGCCGGCGTCACAAGACGAGCACTCGCCACGTGGTGCATAGACATGCTCGCCGCGACTGGCGTTGTACGTCTCGAGCTCAGCGATGCGCGCGAGGTCGGCGGGCTTTTGTTTCGCCCACGCTTTTTGCGCCCCAGTCACGCGACCTCAAGTGCTGGGGCGTCGCCATAGAAGCCGCCGAGATTGTCCTCGCCTGGCTCGCCGACGATGACAACAACGGTCGCGTCACGCTGGACGAGCAGATAGTTGCGCGTCCAGCGATGCTTGAGCCAGTGACCTCGCTCGTCGCTGTGCATGTACATAAACTCACCCCCGCCGATCGGGCGGTACCTGCGAGCCTGACGGTCGACGGGCAAGTGCACGACGCGGCCGTTGGCGAAGGGAGCGAAGGCGGCGCTGAGGTCGGGGTCGTTGCTGGGCATGAGCGGAGTCTCGCACATCCTGGCGTGGTCGTCAAGCGGTGTTTATGCGCAAAGCGGCTCGAGCTCGTTCAACCTCTCGTGCGGTGACGCTGGGCGGCTCGCCCCCAACAGTGGCGACGCGGGCGATGATTCCACGCGCCGCGAGCCGGGGGGTAGCTCCGCGGAGCCACTTGCCCGCCATCGACACCGTGACGCCGCACGCTGCGGCGATCTGCGGCTGTGTCCACCCGTCGCCGCGTAGACGATCGAGCGCAGCGCGCCACTCGTGGACGTCGAGCGCAAGTCGTTGCTGACGTGCTCGTGCTTCTATCAGCGCGTCGATAGCCGCGATCGTGGCGTCCTCCTGCTCACCTTGCACAGCACCACCAGCGACTCCATGCGCCCACGCCCGCCACGCATCCTCGGTAGAACTTGCGTCCGAACCGGTGTCGACGCCAAGCCCGAAGCGTCCCGCGAGAGGTCGCATGAGCCGACCCGCTGCACGTCGACCCGTCGGTGATAAGATCTGCCCTGCACGTAACACCATGTAATGCACATGCGACCGCACATCGTGGGCGTCCTTGTCGGTCGGGTTAGCGAGCCATTGCACATATGCCTCGCTCGCAGCGTCCCTCGCGTCCTGGTGCGAGCCCCATCGTCGACGTACAGCCGCGTGGACCCGTTTATAAACGTCAATGCTCACGGTGCCTCCGGCGAGAGTGGCTCATCTGCGTCGAGTGTCTCCCACGGCAACGGCGGGGGTGGCCCACGATCGGGCACACGATCAGCGCCGGCCGCTTCTACGAGACGGTGCGGCACGCACGACCACAACGCGGCTGGATTGACGCCCTCGTCTCGCGCACGGCGCAGGTCGTCAGCGATCGACCGCGCGGGCGACTGGTGGGGAGCGATGCGCTCGCCCTCGTCGCAAGTCCACACGTACACATCCCACGCCCAGATCGGGCCCAGGTAGTACGGGCCGACGGGCAGTGACGCAGGCCGGCGCCGCGCAACACATCGCACGCGATACCCGAGCTCGATCAAGTCTCGCGCGCGCAGCGTCGCCGATGCGCGAGCGTATGACGCAGCCCCCAGCCCCTGCGAGCCGTAGGTGTGAATCGACACCGACCGAGCTTGGCGCCAGCGGGCGCCGTCACCTGAGATCGGTTCGGCGATCCGTGATGCTGCGTTGCGCTCCGCGTCGTTGGCTGCGCGCTGCTCCTCGAACATAGCCGTGAGACGCACATCGAGACCTTGACTCATGATCTCAGTATCAGCGGCGACGATCGCAGCCTTACTCTTATCGCCCTTGCTGAACACATCGCGCCAGCTACGGTACGCACGCGACAGATCCGAGAAGCGACACGGGGCCGGCGGCGAGGGCACAAGGCGAGCCCGCTGCGCCGACGTACACACAGCTGCATAGGCAGCTCGTGCACTCGCGGCGATGGTCGCCATCTCAATCTCGTGTGCGTCACACAACGCGACAGCCGCAGCACGGGCGACTCGCCACGCGTCAAGCTCAGCGCTCACGCGGCACCTCGCAAACCGTTGATCGTGCCCTCGGCCCAGAACATCCGCAGGTCGGTGCCGTCGCACACCAGCGACTCGCCAGCGTCGTCGTATGGGGCGACAGCCACAACGCGGCTCGCGTCACGCCACGCCACGTCGAGCGCCTCAGCGAGCGAAATCCCGAACTTGCCCGTGGACTCGCCGGGAAGTGGCAGGAGGCACATCACGAAATTGTCCGCGACGGCGCGCTGCACTCGCAGCTGCGCACGCCAGGACGGCGAAACGTCGCTGTCACGTGGGAATACAAAGGAGCCAAGACCAAAAACAGGCAAGCGACGATCATCCGGCAGGATGACCTCGTGTGGGATGACGCGGACTTGGTCGGCAGTGAGCATGCGTGCAAGCTAGCAGCCGCGGCCCGTCGCGTCAAGCGGTACGATCCAGCCGTGGCCGAGCCATCCCCGCAATTCGTCCGAGACCTATCCATCACTGGCGAATTCGCCGCCATCTCGGACGGAGCGATCTCCAATGTGATCGAGGAGGTGGTTTTGCTGTATCAGTCGCTCACAGCAGAGGACCTCTACGAGCGCGTGGTCGGGCTCCATACCGCGCACATCCTGAAGTCAGCACTCACAGCGGCTGGCGGACAGGGCGGGGGCAAGGGTGCTCTGACGAGCGCGAAGGTTGGACCACTCGAGAAAAAGTATGCCGAGCTCGTCAAGCCGGTGCAGCCGAGCGATGGTCTGGACGACTCGACGGAATACGGTCGCCGGTGCAAGCGCCTGCTCAAGTCGCGGCTGCCGGCGATGCGCACGTCTGCACCTGGGTGACGCTGTACGATCACGGTGTGCGCCAAGTTCATGACGGCTGGGCCCGCGTCCTCGCGGGTCTGAAAGAGCTCGAAGACACGACCGTCGAGATCGGCTGGTTCGATGAGGACGCAGCACGCGTTGCGTTTATCAATGACCGCGGCGGAAACCGTGGCGACAACCCACCGCCCCGTCCCGTGGTGGGTCCGGGGATGGACGCAGCGCGTGAGGAGGTCGACGGGATCATGGCCGCGACCGTGTCGCGGGTGCTGCGAGGTGGTGGCGCAGCGGCTGTGCGAGCAGGAGCCGAGCGTGCTGGCGAAGCTGCGGAGCAAGGCATACGCGACGCCATCTCAGCAGTGCAGCCCGCGAACGCCCCCAGCACCGTTGCCGGAAAACATGGGTACTCGGCACCCCTGAGAGGCTTCGCTCCCGATCGAATTTGGAACAAGCTCGAGCATCGCGTGACGTCGGGTGTGACAGCCGACGAGTCGACTGACATCTAACTCGCGGCGATGGCAACGCCCACAACGCGAGCGACCTGTGCGATCAACATCGCAGCGATGAGGACGCGACAGACAAAACCCGCGTGTAGGGGCGTGGGGGCGGCAACAGAGGGCAGCTGATAATCGCGTTGCATAGTGCCGGCACCTTACTCGTGCCCAGGCGTCAACGCAACACGGTCCAGCGTGCAGATCGTCACGTCACGCGTTCGCGTTGACGGCAGCCATGGCTGCTGCCCACAAAGGATCGCCAACGCTGATCTTGGTCTCGACGCTGACAGTACGTGAGACCTTGACACTCAGACGCCCATCGGCGAGCAGAACCGGTCGGCCGATGATGCGCTCGTCGTCGACGATGACCGATCCCCGCGACGCCAACGGTGCCGGAGCAGCGACGATCGCGGGCGCCGCCGAGCTGGACTTTGGAGCGTCGAGTGCGAGCACCAGCGGCAGGTACGCGTCGACACGCCACGCCCAGACCTCGCGGAGCTTCTCATCCGGCATCTGCCCGCGCGAGTTGGCGTCGATCTGCGCGAGCTGGTTGGCCAGCGATCGTGCACCGGCGAACGTGCTCTTGTAGCTGCGAGCAAGCTGCACGCGCGTGGCAAGTTTCGTTGCGACGGCACGGATCGCCACGGCGGTTGCCGACGTGCGCGAACTAGCAAGCTCGCTGACGATGATCGGCAGCATGCGAGCAACGGCACTGGCGATCGCATCGTTCGTCTTGATCAGCGTGGGCTTGCTTGGCGTTGCAGCGACGGGCGCTGTGATGCGATCGTACAACCGCAAGCGTGCATCCCACCTGCCAACCATCGCCACGGTGGGTGACGTGCTGTAGACCGACGCCAGCATGCGCGCCAGCTTCCACTTCGAGATTTTCAGCTTGACCACCGCGTCGACGATCAGCTGGGCGGTCTCCTGTGTGCGACGTGTCCGGTTGGTATGCTGGTCGCGCACCGACTCGCGTTCGACCAAGCGTGCGAGCGCCTGCATCGACTCGCGTTCGATGTCTCGCTCGATCGTCTCCGCCTTCGATACCGGAGCAGAAACCGGCAGCGCCTGCGCCTGCACAGACATCTGCGGCGATGTGGGCGTTGCCACCGCGACCATCGCATCGAAGCGCGCCTGCGCTGCAGCTTGCACGACGAGCTCCTGCAGCGCCGGCCAGTGCGTGCCGACGCCGATCGGCTTGCGATTCTCCCGAAGCCTGGCGAACACCTCGTGGTTGATGTGCGGCAGGCCGATGGTGCGCGCGGCGGTGACGTCGTCGAGATTGTTGGCCTTCTGCCACTTGAGCATGCGATAACAAATCGCGGGGTCGGCGGCCCAGCCCGCGCTGCGCAGGTGGCCGCGGAGGTCGGCGGCGTCACGATCGCCCGCGGGCGCGGGCGACGGGGAAGGCACGCGCGTGGCAGGGATGGTCGGCGGGGCGCCGTCGGTCGAGACGATGTGGAGGGGAGCGGAAGTCGGAGGCGTCATGTGCGACTGGTCTGTCATATCTGGCGCGTCGCGTCAAGCGGTACGATCCGATCGTGCCCCTTGTTTCTGACTTCGTCGATGTGCTGCAGGAATTTGCCAACGATGACCTGCTGCCGGCCACCTACGCGCGAGCGACGGCGCCAACCTACTACGGCGGTTTGCCGACCGTGGGCACTGGCGGCTATGTCGACCTCGGCGCACTGCCTGCCGGCGAAACGGTGATCGTTCCTGCCGAGGACATCTCGACCGGCGAGCGGGATGAGGCTCGCCCCGACGGAGACAGAGCTCGCGCGCGCATCATCGTCTACACATCGACGCAGCTCAGAGCCGGCCGCAACCCCGGGCTCAAGCCCGACGTCGTGACAACGGCTGACGGCCGCACGTGGCAAGTCGCCAAAGCCGAGGACTGGTCAGCAAGCGGCAACTTCTGGGCCGTCGAGTGTGAGCAGATCGATGCCTAGACGGCGGTGGCGACCTCGATCATCGAAGCGATGAAGGACACCGTGACGGCCCGGTGCTGGTCGGCACCGTGGTTCATCTCAGCGACGGCGAGAAGCGCGATCGTGGCGAGGAGCGGCCGACCACTTGTGCGTGCGCCAACCTCGTCGCAGTAGCTCGCCGCACGCGCAAAGTGATTCTTGCCCTTGAACAGAAGTCCGTGTGTGGCAACGCGCTCGTAGTTAGAATCAAACAGCGTGATAAACACGTCGGTGTGACCGGCGTTGCTGGTCTCGGTGAAGATGTCGGCGGAGAGGGTGACGGTCTGGGCGGGCATGTCCAGACTGTGCACTCACGCAGAGGCGGCGTCAAGCGCTATCTGTGAAAATCGACAGAACGCTGTCTACGCCTAGCCTGTAGACTCTACGTACTCGATTCGTGCAGCGCGCCCGAAGTCACGTAAACCCGGATCGCGCCTGGCAAACGTGATCGGGTCGGCATCACATGTGACCCTCAGTGTCCCGGGCGGGATCCCGCGGCCCGCGTACCTGTACGGACGAAACACATCATCGGACGACACCAGCGGGATGCCCGCGATGCGCATCACACCAGCCGCGTCGTGGATGTCTAGACGCCACACCCCGTCACGATCGTCGCGTGGCGACCAGCGGATCGTGAACCTGTACCGCGAGCCCTCGAGGTACACGAGCCCCGTGACCGGCATGGGGTTGTCAGCGAGGCCGCTAGGAAGTCGGAGGGGGATCGTTGCCATATCACATGCCGATCTCTGTGGTCTGTGAGCCGAGTGCGATCGTGTCGCTGTCAGCTACCGCGGGGATCAACGTGAGCGACACGACGCGCACGTGCTCAAGTGTCATCGAGATGTCGACCTGAGCACCGTCTGCCGACGGCGTGGTCTCCAGCATAGCGATCGCGCGGTCCGCCAGCACACGGCCCGGGAGCACGGCCGTTATTAGCTGGCGCCGTGCTTTCATCGCTGACAGCTGCTGAGCTTTGCCCAGGCAACGATCGGGCTCCGAGAATGGTACAGGCACCTGCACGAGACCAGCTGTGAAGGTCTTGTCCGAGAAGACCGCCGAGAGCGTGCAGCGCTCGGGCTCCTCGAGAATCGAGTCGCTCGGCCCCTCGCGCCCGGACTGCACCGGGTGACGCGCAACCGCGCCTTGCGACTGAAACGACACTTGCGTCAGCAGGTCGAAGATCATCGCTTGATCAAGACGCAACGCCCCCGTAAGCGGGTCCTGTGGGATCAGCACACCGAGCTGCGCGGGGTTCAGGCCGATGTATGACACCACGCACAGCTTACCGTGACGCAACGCAACGCTTGACGAGCCGTCACAGCGAGCGTATGGTGATGCACATGAGATCCATCTTGCGCGCTGCGCATCACGCCCTTGTCTGTGCCTGCATCGTCGGCACCCTCACCGGCTGCACCGAGAACCGTCGCGCCCGCACATACGGTGGCACCGCCGACGTCAACGTCGCCCCGGGGCAGCGCGTCGTCAACGCGACATGGAAGAACGCGAACCTGTGGGTTCTGACCCGCCCCTTGCGCACAGGCGAAGTGCCTGAGACGCTCACCTTTCACGAATTTTCGGTGTGGGGTATTGCCGAGGGTACGTTCGTTCTGCATGAGAGCGCCGTGCAACCATGAGGTCTTACCAGGGAGACGCGTCTCTCGAGTGCGCCCTTGAGCTACAAGCTGCAGGCGTGCCGATCGTTCTGCTCTCGCCTGAGAGCATCCTCGAGGGGGTCGACTCACGCGCCGGTGGCGAGCTCGGCAGCTTCACGTTTCGTCGATCATTCTCGCGGTATTACTGGGTCGTACGCGGACCGATGCCACTTGACGCAGCCCAGCGCATCTACGTGAACCCAGACGGCCGCTACTACGTACGCGCTGGGGGTCACGGCAGCGCACGTCACCCGCGCGACGAGACGACGTGGCGAGCCCCTGACGGACGTCAGATCGCCATCGACCCAGGAGGAAAGCAACGCGCTGAGCTGGCCACTCTCATCACGCAACACCCGGGGCTGGCGGAGAAGGCCGCTGATTATCTGTGGTGCGACGCTCTCGAGGAGGTCGAAGGTGCTCGTGGATTCGTCGAGCTGTACCACGTCGACACCGCTGGCGGTCTGCGACTGCTCGCCGATACGATCAAGTCACTCGCAACGTGAGCGGCATCAATACACGATCGACAGCTTCGCTTCGCGGATGCCAGCCGCGAGCTCTTGCGGCAGCTGCTGGTGGAACACATCCGTGATCATCTGTCGCATCTCACGCGGATCGCCAGACACTGGACCTGTGAACGACACCGTCACTTGTGGAGGCTCGACCTTGACGATCGACACAGCTACCGGCGGAGGTGTGCCGCGGTTGGCGACGTCATTGAAGCCAGCCGACGCGAGCAGCGAATTGTGGAACTGCCCGGGAAGCGGCATGCCCGAGTCAACGCGCTCGCGTAGCTGAGTACGCGTCGCCTCCTCGGCTTGCTTCGCAGCGTGGTACGACTTGGCGCGCCCTTCCTTCCCCACGCCGGCCTTGATACCAGCACGCTGGCCCGCCTCTTTTGAGAGCCGATCGATTTCGCCTTCGACGGTCTGCTCGTAGGCTGACATGTCCTTCTTGCTGCGACCACCGCCGCCGCCGCCCTTGCTCGGCTTGGCACGGTCGAGCTCTTTTGAGAGTGCGTTGTACTCAGCGTTCTCGGTGGGGCGTCGCTTGTTACCCTTCGCAGCGAGCGCCTCGAACCGAGCGTTCTTCTGCTCGAGCGTCATCGAGCGACCGCCGCTCCCGCTACCGCCCGCGGGTGCGTATTTTTCTTGCTCTTTGCGAATGACGTACTTCTCGAATTCCTGTACGCGCTCTGCCTCAGTGCCTCCACCGAGTCGGCGGTTCTTGCCCGACACAGCGAGTGCAAAATCAGCCGCCTGTCGATCGACTTTCAGACGCTCGGCTTCTGTCTCACCCCCCTTGAGCTGAGACTTGATATAACGCGCGCGCAGAGCCTCCGTCTTGGTTGTGACTTCCCTGTGCTCGTTGAAGCCCTGAGTGTCAGCATCGATCTCTTTACGCTGATCATCGAGTGCTTTTTTACGTTCCTTGGCTTCGATGTCAGCCGCTCGATTCATCAACTTTGACATCTGGAGATCGGCGTCCATAAACGCGGCTGCGATTGCCTGTCCTGCGGCGACACCCGCAACTGCAGCCAGTGCGAAGGGTCCGCCCGCAGCTGCGAGAGCAAGCGCAGCGACACCGACCCCGCCGATCGCGCTGGCGACTGACGACACGACTTCGATGACCGACATCATGCTCGTCGCAAAAGCTGCGGCCTTGTCGATGATCTTCTCAATCTTGCCCGGCAGCTCGTCGGCGGGCCCGATGAGGTCGCTCAAGTATTCCCACACGCGCTTGATCGCGTTACCCAGCGTCTCGCCGATCCCCTGCCCTGAGTCGCGTGCGACTCCGAGCCACTCGCCCATCGATGCAGCGATTTCGCGGATCGCCGGCAGCATGCCCTCGCCGATCTCGATCGCCACGACGGACACGCGGTTCATCAAGAGCTTGAGCGTGTTCTCAGTGGTCGCGCTGCGGACCTCGTACTCTTTTTGCACCGATGCGGCGGCCGCTTGCGTGTCCGTAGCGAGACGCATCGCCTCATCGAATTTGTGCAAGTCGGTCGTGAGACTGGCGATCGGACCAAGCGACTCGCGCCCGAACAGCTGCATCGAAGTCGCAGCGCGATCGGCATTGGACAACTTACCCATCGACTCGATCACCTTGCGCGAGACGGCGAGGCGCTGCTCCGCGGTGCCGGTGAATTGCTTAGCGACGTCCTTGCTGTCGAGCCCGAGCCGCGCGAACGCTTCACGCTGGCGACGTGTCGCGGCGATGCCGGCGGACATCGAGAGAATGAAATTCTTGGTTGCAGTCGCGGCGATCTCGGAAGTCGCGCCAGACGCGATCATGGCCGACGCCATGCCAGCGACTTCCTGCCCGGAGATGTTCGCGGCCTTGCCGACCGCGCCGACCCGCAACGTTGCGTCGAGCACCTCGGCAGCAGTGCTAGCCATCGAGTTAGAGAGCACGTTCATCGTGCCCGCAAGACTGACGACTTGATCCTGGTCGAGCGCAAGGTTTGCCCGCAGCTTAGCGAGACCGTTGCCCGCCTCCTCTGACGAGATGTCGAACGCAACCATGGTCTTGGCCGCGTCCTCTACGAACCGCGTCAGCTCGCCGCCCTTGATCCCTGCCTGGCCAGCAGCCGCGGCCATCTCGGCGAGACCCTCGGGGGTCACGGCGATGCGCGTCGACAATGTTTTCAGCTCATCCGTGAGCGCGTGATAGGCGGCCGTGGTCTCGCCGGTCGGGCCCTTGAGACCGTCGACGACCTTCGCAACGTCAGCCATGGCTGACTCGAACGCGATCGCCTTCGCAGCCGAGCCGACGAGCGCGTCGCCGATCCCGTCGACCGCGGAGCGAGCTGCACCTGAGATCATGTTGCCGACCACGACGCCGCCAGCCACTGCAGCTGCGCCGGGTCCTTTGGCAAATTGCTTTGCGAGCATGCCGGGCTTGCTGGCTTTGGCGATGCGGCTCCTCGCTTCTGTCCGCATCTCGGCGAGCCGCGGCGAGGCGTCAGCCTTCGCAGCTGCACGAGCCGCTCGCGTGATCGCAGCGGCGGCTTTGTCCTGTGCACGTGCGTTCGCTGCAGCTTCACGAGCTGCAGCGCGAGACGTAGCAGACAGCTCGCGCAGCGCCAGGCTTGTGCGCTTCGCAGCGAGCGACTCGTCAGTCAGCGCAAGGCGAGCGGCCGCTGTCTTTTTCTTGAAGTCGGCTTGCGTGAGGATGCCGGCTTTTGCAGCGACGCGGAGGTCCTGCATCTCCTCCCGCAACCTGGCCGTCGTGCGGACCGACTTCCGTTGCTCATCCTCGAGTTGTTTGGTTGCGGCTTTTAGTTTGTCCGCGTCAGTGCGGGCCTTCGCCAGCTCTGTGCGGTTCGTATCCCACTTCAGCTCAGCAACGAGTTTTTCGACAGTGATAGCCACGCCTCAACATCTTACGTGTCGCGTGTCAATCCGCGTTGCCTCACATGCTCAAGCGATGCAGTTGCGCGTGAGGTCCCGCGGGGTACGATGCGGCCGACATGGCCGACCCGGGATCGCTCTCCGACATCATTGACGTGACGATCACCCTGGCTGACGCTGAGGTGCAACGGGACGGCTTCTCCGGCGTGATGCTGGTCTCCGAGCATGTGGTCGGTTCACCCGACCGCGTGCAGACGTACACCGGCAAGAAGGCAGACGTGCTCGCGGCCATGGTCGCGGACGGTTTCGCCGCCGGCACGCCGGCCTATGTGCAGGCACGTGCTGTCATGTCTCAGCGTCCGTCGATCGCCACGATCAAAATCGGGCGCAAGGATGCCGGCGACGCGTCGTGGACTGAGGCGCTCACCGCGATCCGCAGCGCGGACTCGGACTGGTACGGCCTCGCTTGCGACACGCGCGACGCGACTGAGATCGTCGAGATCGCCGAGTGGTGCGGCTCCAGCGGCGAGGGTCAGTTTGTTCTCTACGTCGCGCAGACCAAGGACACCGACGTCGTCACCGGTGACTTCGGCAACGTCGCCCTGACGCTCGCCGATGATGTCACCCTCGAGCGCGTTGCTTTGATCTGGCACGACCCCGAAGTCGCCAGCGGAGCTGCGTACGCGCGTCTCGTGACCGCCAACGAGGCGCCATTTGCCCTTGACAATGGCCAGGTACTCAACGTCGAAGTCGACGGTGCGACCGCTCAGGCGTTCACGCTCGCCGCGACCGCCGGCACGCGCATTGGCAACGTTGCAGGCCCGTACGCGATCACGGACGCCTGGCACTTGGATGTCAAGGTCAACGGCGGCGCGACGCAGGTGATCACTTTCAACACGGCTGACTTCGTCAGCATCGGCGCCGCTCTCATTGCTGAGGTCGTGACGCTTGTCAACGCTGACACGACCGGGCTGACAGCCTCCGCGTCGGGTGGCTTCCTGTTGATGACGAGTGACACGAAGGGCACCGGCTCCTCGATCCAAGTCGTGAACACCAGCACCGCCGGCCTGCTCACCGCGCTGGGGCTCACTGCGTCGACCGGCACTGGCACAGGTGACGCCGTCAACATCGCCGAGACCACGGTCGCTGAGGTCGTGACCAAGCTCGCCGGTCTCACTGGCGCCGCTGCGTCTGCGGGCTCGGGTGACGAGCTTGGGAAGGTCGTCATCACGAACAGCTCGCAGAAGGGCGAGTGGGGCACCCTGCGTGTCACCGGCGCCGTCGCCAACGATGCGCTGCGCTTCTCGCGGGTGTTGACCAAGGGCGCAGGCACGCTCGAAGACTATCTCGACGCAGCGCTGCTCGGTGCTCGCTTGAACGCGGATCTCGACGGCATCCCGCCGAGCGGTGGGCAGATCACGTGGGACAACGTCGTCGTCCGCGAGGTCTACGCTGACGCGCTTACCCGCGTCCAGTCCAGCACCATCCGCGATCAGAACGTCCTCACGTTTGAGCTCCGCACGAAGGCGCGGACCCCCGGCGAGATCCACGACGGCCGGATGATCAACGGCGACTGGATCGACGCGCGCACGACCGCCGACTGGCTGCGGCTGAGGCTCGTAGAGGACTTCAAAAACGGGATGGATCAGATCGCCGACAGCGGCCAGAAGATCCCATACACCGACGTCGGTGCGCGAACCTTCATCGAGCGCGTGGTCAAGTCGCGTCTGATCCTGGCGAGTCAGTCGGGTCACACCGTGCTCGACCTCGAGCCGCCAGACCCCGCCGCCACGCCTGCCAAGACGACCGGGATCATCGTCCCGACCCTCGCTCAGCAGTCGACCGCCAACAAGGCGGCGCGCCGGTGGGGCACGGTTGAGATTTACGCACAGCTGCAGGGCGCGCTGCACGGCGTGGTCGTGCACGTGACTCTATTCCAGTGATCCACTTCCCGCTTCTACCCTGACCCACGACGCTCGCTGACACCATGTCCAACGCAAAATATGATCCGACGATCGTCGCCGCGCAGTGGGGCCCGATCATCCTCACGGGGTTCGCCCCCGGTGCCTACATCACCGCGCAGATGTTCGCGCCCGATCGCTACCAGCGAACGTCAGCGCGAGGCCGCAGCATTCACACGCTCGTGACCGACAAGGGCGGCGAGGTGATGATGCGTTTTCAGGGTGACTCGCCGAGCCTCGCTCTCATCATGGCGCAGATCCTCATCGACGAGGCGCCCGGTGGAAACGTTGTGTTTCCGTTGATCATCAAAGATCTCAACGGCCTCGACAGCGTTGTCTCGCCGGTGGCGCGTTGCGTGTCCATTCCGAACCTTGAGCACACGGACGGCGAAGCCAGCCCGCGCGAGTTCAAGTGGTGGTGCGAGCCGTTGCTCATTTACCACGGCGGCATCGCTTCGATCAACGGCTGAGCTACGCGGGGTCGAACGCAGCAGTTGAACGCGTCCGAAGTCCGATGAGCAAGGCCAGCGCGTCAGCACACGCGCACGCCGTCGCCAGCGCGTCGACAGCCGGATCGTGCTTCGGCCTCAGGTCGGGCTCGCGCACGAGCGTGCCCGTGACGAGCTCGGCGGCATCCCACAGCGACCGTGCGTCACGAAGACGCCCGTGGATCTTGACGTTGCCCACGTGCTCACCCACCAGCTGCCACCACAGCGCGAGGTCGAAGACGGCGGGCTTCGCCCACCAGCACCCGACTCCCGCCCCGCAGGCGGCCTGCCACGTCGCCAGGACGGTTGCTCTGAGGTCGGGCAAGCCAGCGCGCGAGCCGTGCCCGAGCGCGCGCCGGACTGGCTCACGGATCTCCTCGGATTGCTCAAGACACCAGCCGATCGTCTCGTGATCGAGATCGCGCCCACCCTGCCCACGCGTGGAGATCGGCCACCCCTGCACGTCTGCACAAGGGGACGCCCACGCGAGGCCGTTGTGGTCGACGCCGAACAGCGCAGCACCGAGGCCAACGATGACGGGGCGTGAGCCCTTGCCAAGCGCCTCGAAGTCTAGGACCATGTCCGCCCGCGGGGCCAGGTCATGTGCAGTGTCAGATGGGCGATCGATGATGCGTGCCATCCCGTGATGGTCAGACGTGGGCGGCAAAAGTCAACTTGCGCGATCGCCGCGATGATACGATCGGCAGGTGGGCAGACGAGCTCGAGCGATCGGCAGCACGGACGGGCGCGCGGCGCGCCATGATCTGTATCTCGAGATCTACCGCGTGCACGTGTCGCTGGTGATCGGCGAGACGCTTGCCGACGCGTGGATGCTGACTCGCGCTGTGTGGCCGGAGGTCGATGAGTCGCACGATGACGGGGCCGACGCATGCGTGCTCGACCTGGACGATCGCGCGGTGGTGCTGCTGGCCCGTGATGCGACGTCCGACGTGCTCGCGCATGAGGCTGTGCACGTTGCCGCGTGGATCCTACGTGCTCGTGGGATGCCGTTTTCGTTCAAAAACGAGGAGGGTGTCGCCTACCTCGTGCAGTGGTTCGTACACTACGCGAGCCCGTTACTCGGGCAGCGCGTCACGCCTTCCCCTTCGTCTTGAGCCCGAGGTGCTCGCCGATCGCATCGTACATGCGACGCAGCCCCGTGGGCGTGATCTCGTTGTCGCCGATGCAAGCGCTGCCGTCGGGCTCGAGCACGAGCTCGTTCTTCATGCCGTCGATCAGGACGTGCACCGGCGAGGGCAGCACGCGCAACGACGCGATGTGTTGAGGAGTGACCCACAGACAGCCATCGCTGAGCACGGGGTTGTCGAGAAGATACACACCTTCCGAATTTCGGTTATCCAAACTCATCTCGAGCTCACGGCCTGCGACGATCGCACCGAGCATCGCAGACGAGATGCTGCTCTCATGCGCATCCTCGATCACAAAGGGTCCGATGCCGGCGTCATCGTCGGGAGCGTGATAGCGCCAGATCTCATCGTCGATCGGCCTGAAACGAACGGCGACACGGGCGCCCAGCTCGAGGGACGCGAGCGCGGCAGTAATGGTCCGCAGGGACCGTAGGGGACGCAGCGTGGATGCGATGGCTTTGTTGCTCATGCAGCAGGTGTCGCACATTGCGAGTGCTGCGTCAAGCATTTTTTACCACGCGGTACGTTGGAGGCGTGCCGAGTTACAACATCGACCGCGAGAAGTACGGCCTGCCGGCCGGAGTCAACGACCCCCAGTACGCCGCCGAGAAGTGGGCCCTCTCGAAGTGCATGGTGTACTGCCGCGAAGCCAGCAAGCACTTCGGTGCGCACGTCGCCGATCTGTTCGCGGTGGCGCTCGGCACCATCGACCACGCCGATCCCGTCGGCGGATTCTACAGCCAGCTCGAGCGCATCGCCGCCGGGGGCTACCTGTCGAATTTCGTCGACGCGTTCGGCGAGTTCGACGTCGTCGACTCGTTCAAGCGCATGTCGTACGATGGTCGACTGCGTCGGATCACATCCGACGGCACGATGTGTCAAGTCTACGGCGACAGCCCCGAAGGCAAGGCGGAAGCCGTGGCGCAAGGACACGTCAACGGGATCGAGGCGTACTACGCCGGCCAGCCTGAGGTGGTCGTGAAGTTGTGGTGGGCGATGCTCTGCGAGAACTGCCGCCCTTTCGCTTCCCTGCACGACCGGATCGCGGCGGTCCTGCAGCCGAAGAATCCCGCGCGTTCGTAGCTGAGCTCGAGCGCGGCAGGTACAAGCTGACGACCGCGTGGATCCCTGGCGACGAGGAGCCCTTCAATTGGGATCGCTGGGCTCTGTCACGGTACTGTTTCGACCGTGAAGGTGTCGTGGTGCCCGCGCTCGTCGACGCGATGGATCGATGGCCGCTCGAGCGATTCGAGCAGATCGCCGGCATCGCTGTGGAACGTGGCGACATGTCCGCCGCGTGGCAAGACTATCGGCACAAACGAGCGACTGCGCAAGCAGCCGCAGACGCAGGGCCTATTACCCTAACGCCGCGGCCGACTCGTTGATCTGCGTCAGCTTCGGCTCAGGTGGACGCACCGACGCCCGGCACGAAGTAGGTCGTGTTGCGGGTGCGACCTTCCCACGCGACGAGGCCCTTGTCGATCAGGCGGCTGAGGCTGGCCCGGATCTGGTTGGGGGTGCCGCCGATGTTGGCGAGGATCTCGCGCATCGAGATCTTGGCGCTGGCCTTGCTCACGTGCGAGAGGATGCTGTCGTCGTAGGCCGTGCGACCCGCCGGGGTGCGCAGGTCGTGGTCGATCTTCGCAGGCTTGGCGGCCTTGGGCTTGGCGGCATTCTTGGCGGGCTTGGACGGGGGCTTCTTCTTGTTGCTCATGGACTCGATAATAGCTATGCCCAAAACGAACGCAAGGCCCGCGGTAAGATTTTTCTGTGCCGTCGCCCCCATCCTCCTGGTTCCCGTGGTTTCGCTTCCAGCGGGCCGTGGGGGTGTGGGCAGCTGGGGCGCTGGGGCTCGACCCCGCAGGCTCGTCTGTCATCTGGGCCGACCAGAACGTCGAGCGCCCCGAGCTGCCGTATCTCGGGCTGCAGGTGACGTCGGGGCCAACGCGCCGCGGGCAAGATGCTGCGATGTGGCCCCGGCTCATGCCCAGCGTCGTTGACGTGCAGGTGCTGCCGTCAGCCGTTGCAGCCACCGGCGATGCGCTTCGCTTTTTTGTCAACGGGGAGTTGTTCGAGCACCTCGCGGGTGTCGGTGAAACTGCAGAGGATGCCCGCGACGCAGCGCTCGAGCTAGTCGACGCAAGCGTGCAACTGGGGGCATCGGCTGTGGCGGTTGGCGCTAACAAGCTGCGACTCACTGCGGACCACCCCGGGTCGCTCACAGTCGAAGCGGCGATCGGCTGCTCAGCGACGACCATCACGACGCAGCTTGTGAAGCTGACGCGGGGTGCCCGGTTGATTCGCGTACGTGCGACCGTGTACGGGATCGCGGAACCGCGAGCCCCGGGTGACGTGGGCGTCGCAGAATGGATCGAGCTGCTCGCAGAGGCCAGCGATGACGACGACTTGCGTCTCGCCTTGCGTCGGCAAGGCTACGTCGTGGCGCAGTCAACGGTGCTGCAGCAGCGAGCGTCGGCACTATCGGGAGCCGAGCGCGAGCCCCGAGCTGCAGCCGACATCATCTTCGCGTGCAACGTGACGCGGGGACGGCTCGTGACCGACTGGGTCGAGCACGTCGACGTGGACGTGCCTGTCGTCAGCTGATGTACGCTGGTGGCATGGGCGCACCTGGATTGACGAGGCAGTGGGGGCGGTACCTGACGGTGCTGCTGGACGATCTGCCGGTCTGCGACTATGACGATTCACGCGGCACCGGCGCGCTCGCGGGGCTAGACTGCAGCTTTCGCGTCACAAAACACACTCGCCTCGAGGCGCAGCCGGCGACCGTTACCGTGTACGGGATCAACAAAGAGACCCGCGACGCGCTGGACCGACGGCGCGACGAGGCGATCGACACAGCCTACAAAAAGCGCAGCGCGATCAAGCTAGGGCGCATCATCATCGCGGCGGGCCGACCGGGCGCGTTCGGCATCATCGCCAACCACGAGCTGCTAGACATCCGGCACTCACGCGACGGCGCTGACTGGCGCACCGAGATCACCGCGCAGGATGGACGCATTCAATGGCGCTCGGGGTTCGTGAGCGAGTCTGCGTCAGGCAATGTCGACCTCTCGACGGTGGAGCAAGTGCTCGCCGCGGCAGTGCCTGTGCTCGAGGGCATGTCGCCGCCAGACGTTTTTTCGGCTGCATTCCCGGAGCTGCTGCAGACGACTGGCGTCGGTGGGTACGAACAAGGCTTCGTGATGTTCGGCCCCAGTTTGGATGAGAACGAGAACCTCATGCAGCTGCTGGGGTTGCGTGCGTTCTGGAATAACGGGCAGCTGGTATACGTGCGCGCCGACTTGCCCGGGCTCGATCTCGCGGTCGTGCTCGAGGAGGGCGCGACGCTGCTAGATGCGCAGACAGAGTCGCGCGGCTTTGTTCGCGTTACAGCGATGCTCGACCACCGCATCGAGCCAGGTCGACAAATCATTCTCAAACGCGAGGACGGAACCATCTACGGCGGGTCTCCTACGTATCGCGTCGAGCAAGTCGAGCACTCGGGCTCGGTGTGGCAGCAAGAGTGGTACTCAGTCGCCATCTTGCGGCCCACAAACAAGCCTCAGCTGATCTAAGAATACGAGAACCCATCCGGCGTCCCGGATGGGTTCAAGACGCGTCACCGGTGAGAGAAGGCACCAGCCGCGCTGCGGGTGTTAGGCGGCATGCCGTCCGCCGTAGGGCACCGCCCGCTGACCAAATTGTGATTCACCAGGCGCGAACGTACGGCGCGTCGTACGGCGCAGCGAGAGGACGCGGGCGTTGCCGGCGTTGCCGGCAGGTTGGCCTCGAGCTTCTGCAGCTCGCGCCGCGCAGCGTTGCGATCGCGGCAGGTCGCGCGCACGAGCTTGTCGGCATCGTCGCACTGATCGGAAAACTGCTCGGCCTGCTCTGCGAGCTTCGCCAACAGCTCCTCGGCCTCGTGAGCTTGCCGCGAGTGCTCAGCGTGCAGCGCATCGTGGGCGGCGACGGCGATGACCATGTGGCGCGCGCGCACGTGGCCCGATTCTCGATCTGAGCATCGTTGACATAGCTCAGGGTCACGGCGCCGGTGGCCGTCTTGACGTAGCTGATCTGGACCTTGAGCTCGCGGTGAGCGGTGCGAAAGGTGCTGCGAGTACGGCGACCGGCGATGCGGGAGCGACGTGGGCGGGTGGGGGTGACGATCGTCATGTGCTACATCCTTGCACGTGTGTTGCGACGTGTCAAGCTAGCGCCCGCTGATCAGCTTTGCTGTCAGCAGCTCGGGATTGATGCGTCGCACTAGCGCGTGGGCAGCGGCGACTGAGGTCGCAGCAGCACGAGCAGCGCGGATGACTTGGCGACTGACGTGCCACGCGAAAACGGCGAGCGTCACGAGGGCGATCGCAACGACGACGAGGGCGATGGTGTTGATGATGGCGAGGACCGATGCGAACGTGCTCATCTGACGAGTCTGTCACGCCTGCGACGACAGGTCAAGCGCGGCGGTAAGGTGAGCACGTGACGCAAAATGTCGACCCCGTTCCGAGACCCGACTTCGGGATCTTCGCGCGCGTGCTGATCGAGAGCGCGGTCAAGAAGGTGCAGGTCGCGTATCCCGCGATCGTGACTGCGTACTACCCGCCAAACCCTGTCACGAAAGATCCCGCGATGGCGGATGTGCAGGTCGCTCGCAAGTACGCGAGACAGATCGATCACATCGAAGATGCACTGCCGACGGAGACCACACGCGAGGATGCAGAGTATGGTCTACTCGCCACAGCAGACATCACACCCGTGCCACGCGTGGTCGTCCAGTATCCGGGCTTCGGGGGGATGCGCATCACCGGCCCGATCGAGGTCGGCGAGTCTGGGCTGCTCGTCACGTGCACGCGCTCGATCGACAGGTGGGTGCGTCGCGGCGCGGTGCCTGTGCAGGATCCCGTATTCCAGCACGCAATGAATTTCAAGGATTCGATCTTCCTGCCTGGGCTGCGCAGCGGGGCCGATGAGGGATTCGACGTCGTGCCTGAGGCGGGGTGGCGCATCGGCGCTGACGACGGCACGTGGGAGCTGTACGTCGACGCAGAGACCAAGGCGCTATCACTGACGACCTCGGGCCCCAGTGTGACGATCGACGGAACCACAGAGATCCTCGTGGGCGCCAACGCGACGAGCTTCGCCGCAAAGGCAGACCTCGTGCTGGCGAAACTAAATGCGTTCAAGGCAGCGATCTCGGGTGCGGCTGTGTTCGCAGGTGACGGCGGTGCAGTCTTCAAAACCAACATCGTGGCCGCTCTGAACTTGATTGATTTCAACGTCGCGGCAACCAAGGCCAAGGTCGAGTGACGAGGCGTACGCTGCACTCGTGACCGTTCTGCGCATCGAAGATGGTGACCTGTACTTGCCCGACGAGGCCGATCGGCTGCAGGTGCTGGCTGAGCCCGCCGCGACACTGCAGGCGCTGAGAGATGCGTTACGGGTTTCAGTCGGGGACTGGTTCCTAAACATCACCGTGGGCGTCAATCGAGAGATCCTGCTCGGCAAGTACGCATCTATGATCCCGCCGGAGGTCGAGATGCGACGTGTGCTCGCCGCAGTCTCGGGTGTGACGCAAGTTATCCGCGTCACAGCGCGGCGGCTCACGTCACGCGATCAAGCTGTGACGTACGGCACCGACGTGGCTGCCGCGTGGGATGCTGCGCCGGGACGCATCCTGTACGTGGAGGCGCAGGTTACAACGAGCACAGCTGGCGCGCTAGACCTGGGTCTAGCGCTTCCGATCGCGGCGTGACCTCCCAACGCTCGCCGCTGCAGGCTCGACCGGCGCAGGCTCGACCACGGGCGGGCCACCGGGGGGGCCACCGGGGGGGCCACCGGGCGGGAAGCGTTCGCCGAAGCCAGGCGGGAACGTGGGGCTATCGACCGGCGTGTCGATGTTGAGCGTGACTGATTGCCACGTGCCGGGCGCGGGCGCGGGCGCGGGCGCGGGCGCAGCGGCCGGTGGCTGCACAAGACTAGCAGCACCGAACACGATCGGCCAGTCGCCGCGCGGGACACGGAACGGCTCGGGGCCGACATACACCATCGCACTCGTCACGTCGACAGATGCGATGACGCCCTGACGACCGTCTGCGAATTGCCAAGTCTGGCCCTTGTCGGGCTGCATGTCGAGTCCCGAAGTGACGGTCTCGCCTGTCATGAATTGCGCGAAGCTCTGCATGGTCACAGCTTAGCCACGCCCGGCGCTGAGGTCAAGCGTCAGGGTAAGATCCACAAGTGAGTCGCCCCGCATACCACGTCGACGTCGCTACCGCCGCAATCCCGGCTGCCATCGCGCAGCCTCCGGGTGGGATCCAAACCGCTGGCTTCCCCGCGCACAGCAAGTTTGCTAGTGCGTGGGCCAACTGGCTGTTCAACTATCTCGGTGGGTGGACACGCGAGCTCGATCAATCGTGCCTGCGAGCTGTCGACGCTATCACCAGCAATGCGACGGCGCTGCTACTGAAAGGCTCGGGCAGTGGCTTCGCTCTCGAGGAGAACGCGGGGCTCTCAAATCTCGGGCTCACATCCGGCGGCGCGTACCTGATCCTCGGGCGACGCGTCGACCTCGAGGAGTCCGGCGTCATCACGAAATACCCGACGGGCTGGACGCTGCCAAACAATTCGACCGTGTATGGACACGCGAGGCAGGAAACGAACGCAGGCGGGTCGAGCACCGGCGAACTGCTGCTGTCGACGAATCCAGTTGAAGCGGGATACCTGCCAATCTGGCAAGGTGAGACCGACGGCACCGACCTAATCTCGCAAGTGAGTCTCGCAGACGATGCCGCACAATGGCTGCTGCCGGTCGACTTCCTTGACCGCGTGTCGGTCACAGATACGAACAACGAAGTCGCCGTCCGTGTAACTGCAGCGAACACGATCGTGCCTGCGTTCGTGCTCAATTCGGCAACACCTGGCGGCCCAGGTATGCAGGTCACACCGGGCGCTAACACAGTCGGTGTCGATGTGCAGCTGGGCGCGGGGTCGGGGTCGGCATTCTCGGCGAACTGCACCGCGTCGCTGGTCGACTCGGCAGGCATCCGCATCGCAGCGGACGCAGCTTCACTAAGCGACGGCGTGGTCGTGACGCTGGCGAACACGACGCACGGCTCGGGCGTCATCGTCACGACAGCCAGCCCCGAGCCCGGGATCGACATCGTCGGCTCAGGCGTCACCACCGGCTATGCTCTGCAGACCACCGGCACTGAGGGGCTGAACATCACGCCGAAAAGCCTCTCGACCGGCATCACCACGCGGTCGGGCGCGAGCGGCAGCGGCTCGGCGATCAACGCCATCCTGCAGAACACCAGCGGCGCAGCTGTCACTGCATCGACCACTTCGGGCGGCGGCACTGCAATACGTGCCTCCGCGCTTGGTAGTGCAACCGGAGTCGTGGCAACGGCTGTCAACAATCCAGCGGGCACGTTCGACACTTCGGGTAGCGGCTCTGCACTAACTGCTACAGGCGCGGGCACCGGTGCGGGGGCTATCGTGTCTGCCGCAGTCAATGCAGCACTCGTGGTGTTGCAGACTGGCTCAGGTGCGAACGGCAATTACGTTGCTGTGTTTAGTCCAGACATTAGTTCGCCACGCAAGGCAGCGATCAATATCATCCCCGGCAACGCCGACCCATCCGACCCACCATCGAACGGTGACGTGACCGTCACGAGCGCGAAGGGTCTGCTGCTCGGCGAAGGAACAGACGGCACGTGGCGCTCTGCGTGGCACAGCCTCGGCGGCTATGCGTGTGCATACGGACAGTTCGCCAACCGCACCACACCTGCCGGCAATTCGGGTTATCTGACTGTCGGGACGATCACCACGGCCAACAATGGTGACAAGATCAAGCGTGCCAATTCAGTCGTACTGCTGCGCTTGCTGTTCTCTATGCGGACGATGAACGTGTCCGTCGACACGCTTCTGTCAATCCGCATCACGGACACCACCGCGGCCAACGTCGTGTTCGAGCGTACAGGCTCCGGCGGCGGTGATACATCGGCGTACTTCGTGCCGGCCTTCGCAACAATCCAAAATCCGCTATTGTACTGGGTTCCAGGCCCAGCGATCGAGTTTCCTGTGACGGTGCCTGCGACAGGGACACGAACTTACGAGGTCGCCATCGCCACACCCGCAGCGTACTCACCGGTGCGCGTGCGTGACATGACCATGAGTTTCGTTGGCACCGTTGCGTAACGGTGTGGTAGGATGATTACATGGCACTCGTTACGGGTCAGTGGAGTCGAATCAGCTTCAAACCATTGTCAGACCCAGCGTGGATCAAGGTACCCAGCGGGTCGCTTCCTGGAACCGTCTTACAAGCTGTGCGCGACGGCTCGATCATACAGGTGTACTGTATTGATGATGCCGGCCCGGTGCGCTTTACCTACCTGAACGGTCCTGATGTCGAGCTCGATGCTGCGATGATCGACACCGAGACTCCTGTGAGCACGAATGTCCAACTTATGGACGATGGTTCTACGTGGTTCAGTGCCCGAAACAGCGCCGGGCACTGGCTATGGTGGAGCAATCAAACTTCAGTAGTTAGCAGCTTGAGCTCACCTGCAGCTCTAGCCGCCTTCATCACTTGACGTGGGGATAGACGCAGAAGCCGGCTTTGTCATCACAGATCTGCCCATCGTAGATGCAGTCGGCGTCTGCCTTGCACCCACGATGGCAGGTGCCCGACGTGCCGCAGACACCACCCAGGCACTCGAGGTCGGTCGGGCACGCCTGCTGCTCGCACGCAGGCAGACAGATCTTGCCCTCGTCGGTCGGGATGCAGAAGAGCGGCTTGCCATCGATCTGCTCACACCCGTCGGTGGCGTAGCACGGACCCCACGGCTCGCCGTACGTCGGCGCGGGTGCGGGCTGATCGCCGCAGGCCGAGGCGTTGCCGGTGGTGACGTCGGTGCTGGTCTCGGTGCTGACGCTGGTGTCATCACCAGTGTCACATTGATCGGCGATGACGACGAGACTCTCAGCACTTGGACGAGGCGCGCAGGGCCCGCAGGCGGTGGAAGTGAAAGCGAGGATGGACAGGAGGGTGAGCGAGATTCGCATGCCTGAACGATACATGTAGCAGAACGTTGGCGCAAGTGTCTGCATCTGTAGACACTATTTACACGAGTTCTACAAGCAAACCGTTATCCCATCCGAGGTCATCATCGTCGAAAGTAAAGGCGAGCCCGTCATCCGAGACAGTGAGCGCGAGCTGTGTGGTAGCGCCAACCGTCCGCAGGAGCGCAGCTTTTGCGATCAGCTGCAGAATCTCCTTAGTCAAATTGGGGATGTCGACGATCACGGACTTGGGCGCCCCGAACACGTCGACGTCGGTCACAGCGAAGGGTGGACCGGGACGCAGAAGGCGAGCCACCTCGTACACATCTGGCCACGTGCCGTTTGATTTTCGCGTCCGTTGCTTCACGCGTAGCGCGTAGAGATACGTCTCGTCACTCCACCCTCCCCGGCGGGGTTCATTTAGCCACTCGCCGATCAGATCGAGCACCCACGTCGGAGAGCTATCGGTGAGCTCGATCGCTTCGGCCAGCGCTTTTGTGACATCATCGAGCCCCTGCCACCTCGCAGCAAATACAGCTGCGAGCTTGCGCATATTCTCGCCGTCCGCGAGGAACGGCGGCATACGGTCGACGGCTTCCTGCTCGTAGTCTATTGACGTCGGCATGGTGTGCTCGTTTCTTGCTCACATCGTCGCAACGTCGACGATCGCCTCATCTGCTCCGACGTATGTCGCAGCAACCGCAAAATCGCCACCGAGCTCGATGAGCAAGCCCACCGTGCTGGTGTTCATAATCTGGACAGACTTGGTCGACCCTGCATCGTCAGTCACGACGCGTAACCGATTGAGAGCACCCGCCGCGGTGGCGGGCTGACCCGCGAGCGTGATCGCAGCCTGTACTTCTGCGGCAACCTGCTGACCTGTGAGAGCAACGCCACCTACAAACGTGGTGACGATCGTGGCGCCTCCGTTGATTTTCAGATCGAGATGCCACGCCGCGGTGATGTCGAATCCCTCAGGGCGCTGCAGCGACTTGGCCTCTGCTGGCGTTGCCCCGTCAGCGAGCAAGGCGCGCTGGCGCGACGACACCGGCAACGTGGTCGTGAATGGCCCGCCCTCATCGAGTGAGAATGTCACAGAGACAGCCACGACGGAGTTGGTCGGGAGCGCGTCGACGATGGCGCCCACAAACCACGCCGAGTGTAGGTTCTGTCCTGGCTGCAATGCGGCAGCTCGTGCGCCGACAGCCGCCCGGACTTGTGCGATGTAGTCCGACGGCAGTGGCGTCTCGGCGCCCGTGGTCGTGAGCAGCACCGTCGCGTATACCTGAAAATCATCGACCCGCGAAAACTGGATTGTGATAGGCTTATTGAAGCGGTTGACGAATGCGACCGTGGTGTTGCCGTACGACCCAGAATCGCACTCGTACGTTTCATGCAGCACCTCTGCGATCGTCTCATCGTCGCCGCCGATCACGAGCGACTCGATGGACTTGCCCGGCACGCCGTTGACGTTCGGCACGAGCGTGCGATTGTTGTCGACCTCTACCACGGAGACACCCGGCACCTCGAGAAGCCTGGCATAGATCGCTGGCTCGGTACCGCGACCAACGCTGTCGGTCACGGATAGCCGATAGCGAAACGACGGGTCGTCCTCCTCGAGCTCGCCCGGCTGCGCCGACTCGATCGATGTGACGGTATCCCACCCGGTCGTGGTCGACACAATCTCCCACGACGTGGACGCAGCCGCGACGATCGGGCCTGGCTCCTCTGCTCGCAGCAGACCGGTGTACTCGCCGCCTCCGTCGAGCACCGCGCCGCCATCCGCGACGCGCCACATCGTCTGCGACGGTATGTATCGCACCAGCTTATTGCCGACCACCACGCCGGGGTCGCCAACGAGGTGAGCGAGCACTGTCGAGTTTGACTCTTCTACGCGCCCAGCAGCACCGGTGATCGTCGCTTGCCGGTCAAGCATCGTGCCCGCTGCGCCGCCAGGGTGCAGCGCTGACGTCAACGACGCGAGCAGCGACTGATACAGGGCCTCGCGCCGCGAGTGGAAAGCCGCGAGGATCGAGACCGGTGACGTGGCAGACGTGACGTCGTGCAGCGGGCCGAAGCCGACGACAGGGTCAAGCAAGTCAGCGCGGATCTCGGCGAGGATGTCGACGAGCGGCTGCGTGGCCAAGCCGGCGTTCGTAAGCGTTGCGGGCACACTGTCAGCCTACCGCCCCTGTCATTGTGCGTCGGGGTGCCGGTTGCTGTTGCGCAGCCATGTGCGGATGAATTCCTCGCCCTGCACAGCCCACAGCCTAGCCTTCTCCCGCGAGACACCGAGCTCGTCTCCAATCTCTTTGTACGTACGCACCACGTTGGGATCGACGTTCTCGCCAGGCACAAGCCCCCAGCGCATCTCGATTGTAGCACGAGCCTTCCTGCGCCACAGGTCGGCCCCCGGCGGCGCGAGAGCATCGAGCGCATCTGCGATGCGGGCCTCCGCGCTGTCGTCTGACATCATCGCGTCGTAGTCCTCTTCAATCGTGATCGCCGACCCCACCTCGCGGCCATCCGTCAAGCGCGCGAGCATGTCGCCAGCCTCGGTCGAATGACCCTCGCCAGCGGTACCGTCACCAGTTTCGTGATCGGGGTCACCGTGCAGCGGCACGACGCGGGCCATCGTCCGAGCTGCACGTGCCGCCTCGATCTTGGCGACGGTCACGTCGGCAAGATCAGCGAGCTCCTCGTCGGTTGGCTGTCGCCCCATACGTGCCGCGAACCGGGTCTCCTCGCGCGTGATCTGCCCGAGCTTGTCTGCGACATGGGTCGGCACACGCACGAGCCGAGCCTTGTCGACCAAGGCACGGTTGATCGCTTGACGGATCCACCATGTCGCGTACGTGGAGAATTTGAACCCGCGATCAGGATCGAAGCGGTCGCAGCCTTTCATCAACCCGACCGTCCCTTCTTGAATCAAGTCAGCGAACGGGAGCGTCACCGCGAGCGTGACATGCGGATCCTTCGGCGCACGATAGCGCTTGGCGACTGACACCACGAGCCGCAAGTTAGACTCGCTCAAACGCTTGCGCCCACGTAGAAGTGCGCGGTGCTCAGTTGGAGCGACGTACGCCACCGCGTCGACGAGCGCGAGCCCGACATCTGTACGCAGTATGTATTCGAGAAGCGACTCGTCGGCATCCACCCATCCGCTCTGCGTCGCTGACGTGTGAACTGTGTCTCGAGCAGCATCACCATCGACCCCCGGACAGCTGAGCACGACGCCCCAGAAGGTGCGACGAGCTGTCTGATACTCGCGCGCGAGCTCGACTTGCTGGTCGGATGTGTTGCGCGGCTGTCGACTGAGCCACTCGAAGAATCCATCGAGCGCCCGATCGGGACCATCTTGTGACTCGCCGCACTTACGCAGAGAAGGGGCGGTCGAGCGGACGGTGCGGGACGACATACTCGCACGGTAGCAACGCCGTGACGATGTGCAACCCCCAACAATACGCCAATCCCACGATGAGTCAATACGAATTCGACGAGCAGCCTACGAATTTTTGATGGCGCATCGAGCGACTTCGGCCCGCTTCGCAGTCGACACCGCAAGCCCGGCCCACGACCACCAGCCGACGGCGCTGGGTTGCGGGTCCAGCCCCGCGGCCTCCTCGGAGAATCGCCGCATGCAGCCGGCGAGCGTCGAATTAGCGCCGAGCAACGGGATCACCGGCTTGCCTTGCATCGGACCTTCTGCGTACGATCGCACGCACCGCCCCACGAAGCCCGACTCATACGTGCAGCCGGGGTTGTACGCCTGCGGCATGACGCCGTCAGCGTCGCGCAGGACAGCCCACGGCTGACGCGAGACAGCCAGCCCGTGCGTCGTCACCCACAGCTCGCCATCCCACGCGTCGCGCACGCCGTCGATGAGATCGCGTGCAGCGTCCTCGGCTCTGTGCACGCGAGTATCCCACGCCGATCGCCCCTTGCCCTTCTGCCCTCCAGGTTCCGCGAGCTCGAGGTTCAAGATCAGCCCGCCCGGGGCTTCGGTTCCTGCGTCGCGTATGTCGGCGGCAAAACGGGCGAGCCACGCGTCGACACGAGACGGCACCACCCACGCCCACCACCACGGGTCGACGCCCCGTGCGCGGGCCCCAGCGGCCTCGTCGATGAGGGATCTCAGGTCGCGCGTGGTCTCATCGCTCTCGAGCTTGTCGCTGACGCGGTCGCCCCAGCACCACGCGTGCTGCAGCGCGCACCACTCGAGGCCGCACGCTGTCCAGTGATCCCACCGCTTGACAGGCTGCCCGCCGACGAATGCGCCCTTGCCACGCATCACGACTCGTCCTCATCCTCGTCATCGCTGTCGCCGCCCTCGATCGCCTCGAGTGTCTCCTCGCCGTGACGCGGGATTTCGGCGCCCTCGATCGCTTCGATGACATGCTCGAGCGCATAGAGCATCGTCCCCCGCGGCCCGCCCGGGCGAAGCGCAACGCGTCCCTCCCGTGCGAGACGCTTGACGTAGCTCTCGACGCACGACAGGCGCGTGGCGATGTCGGCAGCAGTGAGCCACGTGTTCATCACGTCAGCTGGTCGCTCCTGCGGGGTGGCCGGGTCATCGCCCGATGGAACCGTGATGCCGCCGCCCAGCTGAGGTGCAGGTGTCGACGACGTCGGTGCCGCATTGATAGCCGCGGGTACGGCAGGGCGATCGGGAACCATCGTGCCGGCGATGTTCACGAGCGATGGATTGATCGCTACGATCAGAGCGCGAGCTGACTCCGCTGTGATCAAGCTGCCGGGCGCAAAGTAGGCACTGACAACGGCGAGCACCGCTGCAGCCTCGCGGCCATCCAAGTTGGCGCGTGCGTCGTCCTCGCCTGTGCCGGTCGCGTCGACTGCGATGTCGTACGAGAAGCCCTCACCGCCGAACGCTGACGATCGGACCTCGCTCGGCTTGACGATTCCCTTGTCGATGATGCGGGTCCAATACTGCGAAGTCTTCTCGCGCATGTCGACAGCCTCGAGGTCGGTCAAGACGACAAGCTTATTCCAGTCGACAGCGAAGTCGAACGCGTTAGTCGCAACGCCCATCTCGCCGAGCAACAGCCGCAACACAAACGAGACGCCGTGCCCGAGCTCGCGCTGCACGGACCGCACGTAGTTATGCCAGTTGCGCTCCTCGCTGTCGCCACCCGAGAACCCACCCGGAGACATGCCGAACAACAGCGTCATCGGGATCCCAGTCGCAGCTGACAGCACATACCCAAGCGAATTGATCACGTCGCTGACGCCGGTGAGCGTGAGCTTCTGCCACTCGAAGGTCTCGCCCTTCTCGAGCAAGATGGCGTTGATCATCGACTTGGCTGCGTTGATCGCGTGCACATGAGCACGCACGCCCTTCTCGTCGCGCTCGAGCTTCGCGGTGAGATCGGGGATTGTGTACACCGGGACAGCCATCCCGGACAGTGCGTCTTCTGCCCCCTTCGCTGACGACAGCAGACGAGCGAGATCACGAGCCAGACCATCGAAGATCGACCATCCCTCGGGCTCTGCGTCACGCCATACCCGCGACGCGTGCACAAGCCGCGTGTATGCCGTGGTCGGCATGCGTGCGCCCATCTTGTAATCGGCCTCGAGGTTCGGCCGATCCCATCCGCGGACCTCGTAGAGTCGCGGCTGTCCGCACAGCGGGTGACCCTCGCCGTACGTCTCTGCGATCCGGTACCACCGCGCATCGAAGCAACGCACCCACAGCACGTCAGCGCCGGGACGGATCGGCTGCGTGAAGTCGGATGCAATTACACGTTGCGTCGCATCACGCGTAAAACAGTCCTCGGTGCCGACCACGAGCAGGCACGAGCCGAACGTTCGGCGACGCCACCTCGCCTCGAACAAACGCGACAGCAGCTCGAGATCGTTGGCTCGCGCTGACAACCGGTCGACCACGATCTGCGCTCGCTTGGCGTCAGCGACGCGCAGCGGCCGCACTTGGTAGCCTTCGCGCGTCGCCTCGTGTCCGGGCAGCTCGGCAATGCGTCGGCCGATAGCGTCGACATGCAGCGCGTCCAGCTCGTTCCACGACAGCCGACGCGGGCGCATGAAGCGGACCCCCGTGGATGTGTCGCTGGCGCCGAGCCCGAGGCCGTTGAGAAAATTGACGACTGTATTGCTGCCGTTGATCGGCGTCCAATTGCCGTAACCCTCGGGGTCGAACGGGACGCCGTCGGCACGGTTGGCAACGAAGGCCCGGGCCGCGCCGGTGACGCCGCCGGGGGCGAGGGCAGCCATAGCGGCGCGAGTCCGGGAGATGATGCTCACGGCGCCAGCGTACCGCCGCAGACGCTAAGCCGCGCGCAGCAGGTCAAGATGCCACCTCAGCGCGTGCACACCCGCGTCGACCCGGTCACACGGCGGCGCGGGGAATCTGCCCCACTCCGCTTTATGCTCATCGACCCATCCCGCGCTGACACGACCGTACGAGCGCTGCGGCAGCAGGGCCAGCCCGTTGCGAACAAAGTCTAGCACGAGGCTCGCGCGCGCTTGCTTGCTCAGACCGCCGGTGCCGATCAGATGCAACGACCTGACGCCGGCCGCCTCGAGGTCGTCGTGAATAGTGCGGCCGTAGCCACCATCTTCGATCACGATCGCAGACCCGAGTTTGCGAACTTCACGTCCCCACTTGTCGGTGATCCACGTCATGAGCTCGCGCTCGAATTGCCGGACATCCCAATGCCCGCGCAGCTCGTCGATCTTGAACGCTTGTGGTCCACGTGCTGCCCACAGATCGGCACACGTCCACGAGGCGCCGACCGCTTTTGCAGCGCAGTCGATCGCAACCCAGTAACGATCGACCTCGCGGAGATCCTGCGGATCGTACTGACCCCACCACGCCGACTGGAAAAACTCGCCAACGCGTGTGGTCGGACGCTGCTGCCAGCTGGTCTCCCACGTCCAGGGCTGGACGAGCGAGCGCTTGGCGGTGTACCACTCGCCGTTTTTGATCTCAGGCGCACCGGGATAGAGTGCCTGCGACAAGCCGTATCCCTGCGGCCGTGGGTCGTACGACGCCGGCTCCTCATCTAAGATCGCGGGGAAGCGCAGCACCGCGTGCGGGATGCCAGCCTTCGCCCATCGCGGGAGCGCGTACCCCATGAGGTCTTCTGGGTGCATGCGTGTGAACACAAACACCTGTACCGATCGCGCCTGCTCGCGCGACTCGAAAATCGTATCGTAGCGCTCCTCGACATGTTGACGCTCGACCGCGGACGCAGCAGCCTCCTCGTCTTTGTGTGGGTCGTCGATGATCCCGATCTCGTACGGACGCCCGTTCAGACCCGACCCCAGCGACGTCGATAGGAACATGCCGCCGCGATTTTCAGCACGACCGCCCGCGCCGACGTGCCGCACCTGGAACAGATTGCTGGAATTCTGGACCTTGTCAGGGGTCGACTTCAATCGCTTTTTTGCCGCCGTCTCCTCGTCGATAGACGCTGCTGCGCCGAAGCGAGTGGCGAAGGCTGCCATGTATGCAGGATTAGACATCCACCGCTGGACGTTGTCGATCCTCGTGCGCGCAAATTCGACATTGTACGTCGCGTTGACGACACGCAGCGAGGGGTCGATGCCAAGCGCGCGCGCGACGAACATCTCGATGATCGTCGACTTGCCGTGCTGGAACGGCACCTGGATTGCGAGACGACGCAAACCGTTTGGCAGACCTCGCACGTATCTCAGACACGCCTCGAGGTGATCAGAGATGACGTCGAAATACCACAGCGGGGCCCAGTTTGGGAATACCTGTCGCCCCAGCTCGGCCGTCGACGTGCGCGCGGCGAGAATGTTGAGACTTCGTTCCTGCTCGCGCAGGTCGGCAAGATCGGCTTCGTAACCTACGGACACAGTTTTAGCTTACCGATTATTGCGGCAGCAAGCGCCACAGTAACTCGATCCGCTCACCGCCGCCAGCGCACATGCGGCGCTGGCCCGGCGCGTGGCGCAGCACGAGACGAGCCGGTACATCGTCAGGCGGGTGTGTGGCTTCGGACATGTACGTCGGCACGCGCGTGGCTGTCGCCAGCTGTGACAGTCGACGCCACCACGCCCCGTTGGGGGCGGCTGCGACGCATGCGTAGCCTCGTGTCCCCTCGTAGGGTGGATCGGCGTAGATGACGTCGACGTCGTCCGGGACTTCGTAGGTGAGCGCGTCGCCGCAGACATGCGCGACGTTGGGGCGACTATCACGCACGAGTGCACGTGAGCCGCTCGCAGCGTGACAGTATGCCGCCGCGTGCATCGTAAACGGCACGCCGCCACGGTGGGTCGCGTAGTCACGTGGGGGCTCATCGGGCAAGTAGTAACCATCCCACGCACCGCCGTGGCTGCACGCGAAGCGTCGGAACGCGTGTAGCGGATCGCTGGGGTCGGTCGACGCTGCGTGCTCCTCTCGCGTCACTGTGACTGGCGGCACGTATCCTGCCTGTACGTCGCGCAGAAGCCTGACCAGCCCGCGTGTGCTTCAACAGCAGTGACACGCTCGCACGCTTCGGCGAGCAGTCGCGTTAGACCGCCAGCACCCGCGCACAGCTCGAGCGCGTGTCGGGGCCTGCATCCGACGTCGGCAACGATGGCGCTCACAATGCGACGCGCCATGCGCCACTTACCGCCAAGATACCTCACTCGTCACCATCGATGCGCGGGCGAGGATGCTTGCGGAATTTGTGCGGTGCACACAGATAGCAACGCCCACCGCAGCCGACTTCGAGCTTGCGCAGTCGACCAGGCGTGTGGGAGCTGGTTCGACCGTGGACTGTGAGCACATGCCGTCGTCGTCGAGCGGCGTGGTATCTGTTGAGGTCACGCATACCTAGATTGTACCTTTCATGCGAACACGTGACGCCACCGGCAGCTGGTCACCGATGCAGGTCCAGCCCGAACGCTCGACACGAGCGAACAGCTCGCACTTGCTCGCGTCGGGATACATCGCTTCGATGCGGGCCACGATCTCGGCAGGCTTCTCAGAGTGCGCGCCGCGAGGCGCCGGCACGACCTCGCCGTCATCTCCTGCGACGGCGTCAGGTGCGAACACCTGAGCAACCGACTCATCCGCAATCTTGAGCGGTCGACCCTTGGCCATCGGCGACCCGACGAGCACGAGCTCGATCGTCGGCTTTGTGATCGACGCGCGCACCCCCTGCGCACCGACGGGCGTCCCGTCGCGCCGGGTCTTGACCCACGCGAACGCGACCCCGCGATAATGCAGCCCCCACGCTTTCATCGCCGCGATGGCGAAGTCAAGACGTGGGCACGTGGCCCACACAAACGCGAGCGACCTCCGCGGGTGCATGTACGAGAGCACGTCGAGCTGCAACACGTCCTCGTCTGGTAGACACGTGTAGTGTTTGCCAGCCGCGGCGTCCTTGCTCGGATCGCCGTAGTAAGCCCAGGGCACGTCAACGAGAATGACGTCGTGCATCATGAGCAACTCGGATGCACGAACGGAAACCGAACCATGGCGAGCTGCAGGCAGAAAACTGCGAATGTGAACAGTCCGCACCACAGCTCTGCACGAAATTTAATTCCTGCGGCAATGGAGCTTGCCCGCCGACTCGTTGCGAGCGCGATGATCATCACCTGCAGCACGAGCAATACGACAACAGCTGCAAGGTACATAAAGTCGAACACGTCTGGCTTCGGACCACACGGCCCCGCGAACGCGTACACAGTCAAATCGGCCGCAGCAACGACGCACGCACCATCGACAATCCACCTACGAACGCGCGGCAGCACAGTACGAAGGCGCTCTCGCACAGAGACGGTATCGGGCTCGGTCATGTCGACACGATGTGCACGATGCTCAGAACGTCAAGCCCGCACCGACGTACCTCCCGGCAACACACACGCGCCGCGGTCGATCGTCACGGTGTAATCCGTCCACGATCGGCGATCGCTGCTGCGCACGTAGACAAGCGAGAATCCGCATACCCAGTCGGTGGGCAAGGCGTGCCGCCACGCTGGTTGCAGATCACTCAGACAACCGGGGCTCCACGCCTTGACGACACGTCCAGTCTCAAGCAATCGGCGCGAGACAGACTGCTGGCGATGTGTGTGTCCATGCACAAGTGAGATCGTGCGCGCAAGATCCATGTGCTTCGCCGCGGCGTGCGTGGCGATCGACCACCCGTGGACGGCCCACAGATCCGGCGTGATCTTGTAGTGGCCCATCCCCGGGCCGCGACGTGGAGTACAGCGCTCACCGATCGACGGACTATATGAGATCCACTTGAGCCACGGTCGGCCCTGCGTCAGCAAGCGACGCGGGGACACCATGTCATAAACGGCGGCGCCGAGCGGGCCCAGCTGCAGGCACACAGCTTCCACTCGCGCCTCGTGGTTGCCTTCCACAAAGGCGATCTCGCGGGCACCACTCGCAGCTTGGATGCGGTCGATCGCCGCACCACACGCCTCGAGCTCAGCAGCAAAGTCGTGCACCGCAACCTCGGCTCGACTGCGCGACGGGTGACGACTCCAGCCCGCAGCGTCAAGCCAGTCGCCAAGGATCACGATGCGCTCGGGCTTCACGAGCCCCGCAACGATCTCGACGATCCGCATCGCGGCCTTGTCCTCGTTTGGGTGATGCGCGTCCGGCAGCACGAGCACCGCGTGACTCCCCTCGCCAGCAGCTTCGCGTTGAGCTTTCGCCGGTGCGCGCACAGCGGGCCGGCGTGATGCACGCTCCGCCTGAAAATGCTTGCGCACAAGCTCGGGCGTCAGCGGCACGCTCCCGCCTGGCGCGAAGATCGGCTCGGACTTGCCGGACATCTTCGGGACTTTCGCGCGACGTGGGCGTCGCTCCGCGGGCGACGTAGACTCGACGCTCGCGTCGTCGTCCGCATAGCGTTCGGGGTGCATAATGGCGTCGAGTTTTTGCGCTTTCGTCACGGCTTTTGTGATGGTCACGTTTCTCTCCCGCGCAAGTCAGGCTGTCTCGGTCGTTAGCCAGTGATGTGCAACGCCCAGCGCCGCAGCGTCATCGGCCTCGCCCAGCGCTCCGACGGTTGTCCCGGCCCAGCGCTCGACATGCGGGTGGGCCTCGTGGCCCTTCGCTGCGTATGCAAGCAAAGCCTCATCGCTGCGCATGTTGCCGCGGCCCAGGTACGTCTTCTTCCACGTCTGGTTCGCCACGGCTCGAAACGTCAAGCTGTGCAGCTGCGCCGCCGCCTCCGCGAAGTAGAACTGCTGTGCGATGTCCCGCGCTGTCCCTGGATTGACACCAGCGAACCAGTCCTCGCACACAACGATCGGGCTCGGCCGCGAGCTGTCACGCAGCACCGTCGCGCACGCGTAAGTCTCGAGGAGATGAGCGATCGTCCACGCGTGGTCGCTGACGCCGGGCGCGTGAGCGACTCGCATCGGTACGCCGCGGCGCCCAGGTTTCTTGCGCTGTCCGATCAAGAGCGATGCGATCGGGATGATGACACCGCACGACATCACCGCGAGCACCCACCCGGACTGCACACCGGGGTCGCATGCCAGCACGGCGCGCGCATCCCCCCACAGCTCGATCGGCGGCTCGCGCGAGCACAGCGCAACGACCTCCCTCGGACATACAGTCATCGCAGCACCCCGCGCTCGCGCAAGATGTCGACAATCTTCTCGCCGAGATCCTCGCGCAGACCATCGTTGATGACGTGGTCCGCGACGATCCCCTCCGGCGCTGAGGGAATGCGGTTGCTCCCGTGATCTGTGCCGCACGGATGCCCGGGCCGAGACACCGTAATCATCGAGAATGTCGCCCCACGTCGTCGCGCCACGCCAAGCGCAGCAGCAGCTTCGAGATCGTAGCGTGCGTCGTCGATGACGAGCAGCGGCTCGTCGGGCAGTGTTCGATCCCACGCGCGAATCCAGAAGTCTGGCGCCCGCTCGCGCCCCCAGTCTCCGAGTGACTCCATGGCCTCTCGTGGCGACATGCCGCACAGCTCAGAGCACGCGGTGTTTTTCCACTTCGGATCGAAGCGGTATGTCGGGCAACCCTGCGCGACGAGCATCGCTCGGATCGGATCAGCGAATGACACGCGCTGAAAACCGATCAGCTGCGATAACCACCGCGCCCCGGTTGTCTTGCCGTGTTCCTGATACCCACACAAAACCACGACGGCGGGTTGTGGCCGGGGCTCATCGATAAACGGAGGTGGAGACATCTCTCGCACCATGCACACGACACGCGTCCTGTCAACCCACGACTTCGGCCCACACGTCTAGCTGGTGACGCGGAACATATAGGTGGTCTGTTCGGCGTTCGCGTGAGCTGGTGACAATTCTGCTCTGTAATGAGAATGTGAGCAGAGGAACGAAGTCGTCCGGCGCGTGCTGCTCACTCACACAAATCAGCCGCTCATCGCTGACGTTCCGAGCCCATGCCCAGAATGTGTGCGGATCCCATCGACCGGGCACTGCCGGATATCCCATCGTGCCGACGTACGGCGGGTCACAGTAAACGACGTCGCCGAGTACCTGCTCACGATAATCACCATGTGCGAAACGCACATCCGAGCACATGCTGATTTTTCTACAGAGCGACTCAGCGGCGGCGACTGCAGCAGGCACGTAATTCTGACCAGTGCGCTTGAATTTCTCAACGTAGGTACCAAACCACGCACCGCGATTCGAGCAGCCAAACCCGGCGAATGCGGTGCACGGATTTCGCGGATCGTTCGCGTTGCGCAACCTGACCCACTCCTCGCGCGTCAAGTCTCGCGGTGGTGTCCAAACGCCGGCCTGCAGCGCTTTGTACATGCAGATCAACGCGTCGCACGCGTCCGACGCGTGACGCACCGGCGCGACGATCCGTTGCGTGACCGACAGCCCGCCACAGAACGGCTCCGAGTACGTCTCGAGCCTACGCTCGCGGATGATGCAGTTGACGGTGGCGGCGATCTGTGCACCACCAGATTTTTGCTTGCCGCCGACGTACTGCATCTCACGACCTCACTTCGTCCAGCGCTCGGGAAGCACCTTGCCTTCGGCGCGCACAGCTTGTCCCGGCATCACTGACAGCATCGCCGCGACCATGATGCGGATCAGTTCAGGAAGGGCAAGCCCCTCGCGTCCGATCGGCACCTCGAGCACAAACTCGTCGTGCACGAATAGCACAGGATGTGCCCCATCGAGCGCTCCTCCCGGCGTCAGATAGCACGCGACGAACAGGTCCCACGCAGCGACCTTCGCACCGCGCGCGCAAAGCCCTTGAAACAGGGTGTTGCAGAGCTGCGTGTACCCGCAACCGCCCCGCCAGTGGCCGGGCTCGTCCGCGCCGCCGTCAAGATGCCGCACGCGAGCCGTACGGTTGCCCGAGGTCATCCCCTTCGCCCACTCAAAATAAGCGTGGATCTCGGGCCACGTCTCGAGCCATGCCTGGCGCAGCGCAGTCGCTTGCTCGAGGGTGAGAATCACCCCTTGTTTCTTGGCCGTGATCAGGAACTTGCGCGGCATCATGCCGCCGGGGAAACCGAAATTGGCAGCCTTCGCGTTGAAACGCGCCTTCTCGATGCGATCGAACAGCGACCAGTCAAACAGTGGCGATGCAGACTCGGCCTCAGATCGATCAGACCCAGCGGCCTCGAGGAGCCGATTGCCCTCTTTGCGATGAGCCTTCGCGTCGTCGTACACCATGCCGAGCCCGAGCAGCGGGTGACAGGCAAGCGCGAGGTGACAATCAATGCCGCTGCGAATCGCCAGCGTCAGTGACGACTCGCGGTGGAATAGCGAATCGACCACATAGGCAAGTGCGAGCAGCTCGATCTGCGAATAGTCGCACTGCACAAACACGTAACCAGGACGCGGCACAATACATTCGCGTACGCCGCCAGCCTTCGGCATGTTCTGCCGGATCGCGCCGACCATGCTGGTCCGGCCCGTCTCCATCATCGTACGGAACCACGCGCGCACTTCCGACGGGTCACCGTCGACGTCCAGTCCGCGCAAGAACGACGAGTCGAATTTCTCCGCCTTGCCGTGCACCGCGAGTGCAGCGAGCCCGGGATCTTCGGCGACTTCGATCGCAGCAGCGAGGCGGTCGAGAGACCACCCATCGGCCTCTGTTCGGAGGCGCGTCGCGTCGTCAGTCCGACCCTCCCGCGTGGCCGTGTCAGCGTCCGAGCCCGCGAGCGCACGGCGGGCAATCTTCAAAAGCGCCGGCCCCAGCACCGCGGCGAGGTCGGCAGCAGCCGGGTCTCGTGCCTGTGCTTCCGCCGACGGCGTCGCCACGTCGTACACCACGTCGGCGTCGGCCTTGGTTTTCTTGCCGCTCTTGGTCTTGACGAGCACGATGCCACGCTCGCCGGCAATACGAGTCACCCGGGCGCGCTTCTCTGCGTCGTCGACCTTGCGCTCGACACCGCGGACCTTGCCCAGCTGTCGTGCGAGGGTCAGAAAATCAGCGAACGCCGCGGGGTCCTCTGCCTGCAGCTTGCGACAGCGCGTGCGTAGTGACCGATACAGGCGCTCCGGCGTTGGCGATTCACCTTTGCGCAGCGGCTTGGACTTGACCGTCGCATCGTTGACCTCGAAGTCGTAAACCTCGCGCATGGTCCCGTGACGCACGCACAAGCCCGCGGCCCAGTCGCGCAAGCGTGCGAGCTCGGCACGTTGTTTCTTGACCAGCGATCGATCTACCCGTACCCCTCGCGCTGACATCACCTGGAACGGCACCGCGGCCTGCACCTGGAATTGCTCGTCCACGAGCGGTGCGTCGACATCGTCGATCGACCAGCCCGTGGCGATGAGCGGGGGCAGCCGGTCGTCGAACATCACACGCGGGTCAGTCTTCTCGCGGACGATCTCGATCTGCTCGAGATACACTTCGAGCGTCAGCGACGGATCGCCGAGCGCATAATCACGGAAGTCGTCGGGCCACGATTCCCACGGCACGTCAAGCATCTCGTGATACCGCATACGCACGGGCTCGACACCGTCGACGCCGTGCTTCAGCTTGACGATGTCGACAGCCAGCAGGCGGTGCGCGAGGTAGTCGAGCCCCGCCTTCGCACCCACGCCGCCGCCGTCTTCGTTCTCGCCAGCGTCGATGCGGATCATCTTCCCGAGCCCGCGATGCCACGCGAGCTTTCCCGGGAAGTATTTTCCGAGCTCGTCGTTCCAGACCACGTTCGGCTTCGCGGGCCACGCGATGTCGATGAGATGCTGACGCAGCATCGTGTCTCGCACGCGGCCGGCTTCGTACGCGCGCCGCATCTCCGGCAGCAGCCCCCACCACCGCGAGAGCGTCACCATGTCGAATGCGACGTTCTGCCCGAGCAGCACGACCGACTCATCGGCGAGCCACGCAGCGAAGGTCGTCCGCGCTGCATCGTCGCGCGCGTGCAGCCCCATCTTCGGCCCTGGCCTCCATGTCCCGTCCGCCCCACGCTCTGCGATGCACCACGTGAGACACGCGGGCTCACCTGTCCGCACCGATGTCTCGATGTCAAAAGAGACCAGCATCATGCCTCGCCGCACTCGATAGTCATGGTAAACGACTCACCTGAGACGTACCCAAAACGCATCGCACCACGTCGGATGATGTCGACGACCTCGGCATCGGTGAACTGGTGATCACACGCCGTCGCAGCTGACAGCAGCGCATCGGCGATATTCACCGGCAGCACGCCCGCTGTTCGGTCGTACACGACGTCGAACTTGCCGCTAAGCAATGCGTATACCTCGGACGGGGTCGGGTCGTTCACGTCATCACAACATGAGCACGCAAGCGTCTCGCGCAACCCACAAAATAAAAACCCCGCACGCGCGATGCGTGCGGGGCCGACGGTGATCAGATACTACGTCGGAGGATCTCCCTCCGCTCTATTCCGTCTCAGGCCGCAGACGGGCCACCGGCGGCGAGCATCTCCTGTGTCGCCGCGTCGTTGTACGAGCAGTTGAGGAAAGCCCCGTTCTGCTTGAAGTTCCACATCAGCGTGAGACCAACCAGCGCGGGGCGCTCGGCGGTCTTCTGGTTGGCGAAGTCGACGATGCCGCGCGTGACGTCCTGCGGCACCATTCCGAGCGAGCCACAGAAACTCGCCCACGCCTTCTGCGCTGCGACGTCGCGCTCCATGACTTGCTTGCCGGTGGTCGGATCGAGCTCCGGCTGCCCGGTGGTCTTGTCCTTGACGGCGCGAAACAACATGAAGTTGCACGACGCCATCGTGCCGTCGGAGTGACGCACGGCGACATAGATCCCGTTGCCGCCCTTGGTCGGCTTCACGCTGACGATCTCGCCAGCGAAGAGGCCGTCGCTGCTGTGCTGCAGTGCAGCATCGAAGTCGATGTCGACGAGCATGTTGTTGCTCGGGGTCTGCTCAGCCTCAGCGGGCTGCGTCGGCTCGGGCTCGGTGACGACGGCACCGGCCGTGGGAGCGGCCGCACTCGCGCGGGCGAAGCCGCGGCGCTGTGCGACGGGGACGGTGGGAGAGACGGGTGCGGGTGCGGGGGCGGGGGCGGGGGCGGTGGTGTCGGTGCTCATGCTTACTGGTTCCGTTCGTGCGTTGATTTGTAGGATGCGTCAGGTCAGGTCAGGTGCTGGCGCTGGCCATGACGTCCTCGAGCGCTTTGAGAGCGCGAAGAGCTGCAGGATTGGCGGCGCCGTAGCGCCCTTGTTCGTAGGTCAGGTCGTCGGCGACGCGTAGAAGCGACGCGAGTGTGGGGTGTTGATCAACGGGCAAGGTGCCGGTATCCCACTCGAGATGTTCACGCTTGCCCATCTCGCCGGCAATCCATTGCGCGAAGGCGATGTTGCTGGTCTTCATCCACCCGCAGTATGTCTGCGTTCCATAGAGACCCTCGACCTCGGTACGCAGCATCATCGCCGGATAGGCCGGGCCCTTGGCGCCGCGCTTTTTTGTGATGCGCCACAGATGGCGCACGCTTGCCATCCACGCGTGGGCGACCGATGGGAACATGTCGGGCACGAGCAGTTCGTGCGACACGTCGCCGACCTTGACGGTCTTGTGTTTCGCGTGGGCGATCTGCACGACTGTGATGCCGCTGTCCTTTGGCAGCGACCGCAGCTGGCCGAACAGGATCTTGAATTCGGGCAGGAGCGCAAGGGCCTGGTCCTGCGGCTTGGCAGCGCCGAGTCCCTTGCGCTGGATCTCGTTGGGAATGAGGTTGCTGATCGCATCGAGGATCAGCGACCGCACGCGCTGGCCGGCGCGATTGAAACACCGCCCCGCTTGCACTTCGCGGATAACTTTGACGACATCGGCGATGACAGTCACGGGCCGATACACGAGCAAGTCTGCGGCTTCATAGCCGGCGAGAGCGGGGCGGCCCCCGTCGACGTCGACGTACACGGTCGGACCGTACGCGAGATCGGCGAGTAGCGACGCGGCGAGCTGGGTCTTACCCATGCCGCTCGGTCCCCACACCCCGAGGCTGGTGGCCATCGGGGTGGCATCATCGGCAGGTGCGACGGCGGCAGCAGTGACAACGTCACCACCGACACCGGCCGCGTCACGGTCGGGCTCTGCGTGTGTCGATTCCATCTAACTCCTGGGGACGCTTGTAACATGAGTCGCCACGTGCCGAAGTCAACGCCACTTCGGCGAGATACTTGTCGCCGCCGCGACGGTACGTCGACCCGATCAACGCTTCGGGATCACGACCCGCGAAGTCCTCAGCACACCACTCCCGATAATCACACGAGCCGCACGCATGCCCACGACCAGACGGGTGGACCGCGCGCCACACAGGCAGCCGCAAGTCAAGAGCTTTTTTCACCTCGCGCGCCCGCGATGCAGCGAGGTCGTCACGCGCTGCGAGCAAGTGATCCCACGCGCGCTCGACCTCCTCCTCGGAGAACAAGACCTCTTGCGGCAGCTGCCACCGGCGCTCGGCAATCGACGCGCGCAGCCGTGCGTATTCCGGCGAGTCGGGATCAGGATTCGACGACTGCTCGATCACTCGAACCGCCGTTGGCCAGTCCGTCGCCCACATGATTTTCTTCATGCGGCCGTCGTTGCACAGTGTCGGCACCGATGGCTCGTCAGCGAGGATTGTATACAGCACTGCACCGGCAATCTCGACGCCGATCTCCCGCAACGCGCGCTTGTACAGAAGCGCTTGTAAGTGCAGATCGGTCCACGGCTCGACGCGTCCGATCTCGCTTTTGGTCTTGTGATCCCACAGCCACAGCAGGCCCGACATCAGGTGCACGAGCACCGCGTCAGGCTTGAACGAGAATAGCCACCCGCGGGCGAGCTCACCCAGGGTGGGATCTCCGTCCGGCAGGCTCACCCCAAGCCGGCACTCTACGAGCCCCGCAGCCGCGTCCGGCGAAGCGGCCGCGTTATCGTCCGGGCCGGAGGCTTGCAGCTCGTCTCGGGGGCTCGTGGGCAGCGAGGCGGGCCGCCACGATGTGTGGTCCACGGCACGAGCCGCCCTCAGTGCGACCTGGGTCCACACACGCAGACGTGGATCGGTCGCCCCCAGGTCCTGTGCGACAGCTTCGGCGACGCACGCAGCTGCGACGGCGTCAGCGTCAGGCGGTGAGGGAAAGGCGGCGCACGCAGCTGCGAGTCCCGCGTGGATGACAGACCCGCGCACCAGCGGTTCGGCTGCGACGATCACGTCAGCTCGCACTAGACCCTCGTCGTGTCTCAGGTGGTCGGCACGAGTGCAGATGCCGCGAGCACGCAGGCGCGAGACAGAGAGAATCTTCGAGAGCCGCCGAGCCGCTGTAGACACGTGCGCAATGTGTGTCGGCAGCTGAGCGGGGCAAGATGCGCACTTTGCGCCGAAACGACCTGACGACTTGTCAGCAAGTGTGCCATGGGAGATGACAGGTCTATCGCTAGCTACACGGGTCTAGCTGGCAAAATCGGCCCACTTGTCAACTTTTTGGCACCCCCCGGGGGTGTGGCCCACGCAGGGGGCCCATGTGAGTGTCTGATAGTGGGGGGTTGCCAGATCCCAACATCCGATATATGATAGAGATAGTAAATTGGGGAGAGTCTATTTTTAAATTTCTCGTTTTTACATATGACAATTAACAGGTAGCTTTGTTAGTTTTACTTTCCTGCACCATACTAAATTCCCTCTCTGCAGGCCACACCCCCGGGGGGTGCCAAAAAGTTGACAAGTGGGCCGAATTCGCGAGCGTACGGGTAGCTAATGGGGTCTAGCATCTGTCAGCACTTGTCGCCAAGTGTGCCATGGGAACCGCGCCGCGACGCTCGACAGCGTGTGAGCAGAGCGTTTTCGCTCCCGCTAGACTACTGTTTCTGCTAAATCTACCAAACATAAACTCCGCTAGACTGCTATTCCTTTACATCGAGCCCAGCACTCAGGTGCTAATATAACTAACATTCTCTCAGGTACGCGATGTCAGTTATTACGCTACATGTAGGCACTCGCACACACGCTGACGCGCGGTGCTCCGGATGTGTCGCACCCTTCGTTTCGTGTCTTGCGATTCCGGAAACGGATGTCGTACGTTTCGGCCGCGGCTTTCGCGCAGTCGGTCGGGGCCCTTGCGCTCGTGGTGGCCGTCCCCATGTTCGGCACGGATGACAGTCGGATCGTTTCGTGACAAAGCCGCGCAAGATGCTGCGCGAGCCGAGGAGATCGACCGCGCTGCCGCGTGCGCACGACTAGAAGCCGCCGAGCCGACGCGCGCAGAAGCCGACGCGATTGACTTCGTGCGTAGGATGCAAGGTGCCGGCGCTCCCTACGAGGCCGCGCTGCTCGTGTTGCGCACACGCCCCGCGCTGACACCGGGTGCAGCCGTCGCCATTGTTGATCACGCGTATTGTGTCGGGCTGCCGGTCGAGCGGCCCGAGCCCGAGCCCGGCGCCAAACACGAGCCGCGACTGAGGCCAGACTCGGGGGCGCTGGTGCCTGAGCTGGACGTCGACGACCTGTTCGGCGGGTCTCCGATCGTAGCGAGGCGCGTGCGCGAGGTGGCCGCGGCATCGCTGGTCACGCCGTGCATGCCAGCCGTGGCTGCGTTGGCGATGTTCTCCGTTGCTATGGCTGCACGCGTGCGCGGCGTGGTGCGTAATATCGATGGGTCTGCGTGGCGGATGTTTCCAAACCAATTTTTTGGCGTGGAGGCTGTGTCCGGCGGCAAGAAGACAATGGTCCGCAAGATGATGGGTGGCGTGGAGCTGTCGACTTACGCCCAGAAACTACGTGAAGAGTCGCGGGACAGGATGACGATTGACGAGCACGAGCGCACCGTTGCCGCCGGCAAGCTCAAGAAACTCCGCGACGCAGAGATCGCCGGCAAGCCCGTTGATCAGAGTCTATACAATGCTCTACGCGAGCGACTCGCGGTGAAGCAAATCTGCGTGCCTGAGATCATGTTGTCCGGCGGCACTCCCGAGCAATACGTGCGCCGGCTCAAACAGTCTGGATACTGCGCGCTCGTGCCGGATGAGGGCAAGCAAGCGCTCGAGAAATTCATCGGCGGTCATGACGGCGCGGGTGAGAAGTGCTCAGCGTTGCTATCGGCGCACACCGTCGAATTCTACGCGAACGACACGATCACGGGTGACCAGCGCGGCGACTCGACCCTGCCGTTCCCGGTCATCTGCGGGGGCGCTTATCTGCCTATGCAGCCGAGCGTGCTCACGCCAGCGACCACGCACGAGGCGCAGCTGCTCGCCGCGATCCAAACCCGCGGCTTGCTCGCACGTATGCTCGTCGCGCGACCGCGGCAGCTTGCAGTCCCCGAGCGCAGGGCGTTGCGCGAGGCGGTCAGTCGTGGCGAGATCAGACGCGACGCAGAGCACGACTACAAAGATCTAATGTATACGCTGCTCTACGAGGGAGCGCATGGCGATCACCCGCTCGCCCCGAGCAAGCCGCACGAGATGCACTTTACGCCCGAAGCCAACGCCGCGTTTCTCGCATTCCAGGCTGAGGCAGAAGACAGCGCCGCGCCGGGGGGCATCTATCACACGACGCCCGGCAGTGAGTTCGTACGCCGGCAAGCGGACCACGTCGCACGTCTCGCTGTTGAGCTGGCGGTGCTGCGCGACGGACAGATCCGTGACGGCAACGTTGAGCTCGAAGATGTCGAGCGCGCCATCCGTGCGATGAAAAATTACTTCTTGCCCCACGCGCTGGCCGTTGCTGTGCGCACCGTGCACGATCCGATCGGCGATGACGCGGATCACGTGTGGCAGATCGTCGCAGCCGAGGGTCGCATCGTGCAGCGTGAGCTGTCCCGACGACTCGGACGCGGGTGGACAAAAGCGAAGGCCGGCGACAAACAGTCGCGGCTCGATGCTGCGATCGAGGAGCTGTCGGATCGCGGGCGCGTCGTTGTCGACGAGGGGCCGCGGCGGACCAAACTGATCCGTGTGATCGGGAGGAGCGTGGTGTAATGGCGAAGGTCTCGATGCAGGGCATCCCGGCGGCGATGGCAGACGCGCTCGCGTGGGCGTCGATGGTTGGCGACCCAACGCGACCGATCAACATTCTGCCCTATCGCTACGCGCCCGACGGCGGCAAACGACCGATGGCCAATGACTGGGCACGATGGCACGGCGGCGCACGACGGCGTGACGGCTCTGTGTTTGTCGACGCGCAGACGACAGGGTTGTGGCGCGAGTGGGCGCGAACAGCAGAGCGCACGAGCTCAGCCGCGTGGGCGCTGCTGCCGGGAGCACTCGGCGTCGTGGTCGTCGACGTGGACGCGCCGCACTTGCTCGGCCACGTACTCGACACCTACGGCGACACGAGCGTCGGTGTGTCGACACCGCGAGGCGGGACGCATCTATACTACCGCGTGGACCCTGACGCGCCAACGCCGGTGTCACGCGTGGCGATCGTCGGCGCTGGCTCGTACGACGTGAAGTCGATCGGCGGCACGTCGCACGCGCCTGGCTCGCATCGTCCAGATGGCACACCTTACGAGGCGGTTGCACCGGGGATCGCTGACGGCGTGCTGCGTATCGGCCGACGCTCGACGCTCGAGGCTGGCGCGCTGCACCAGTTGCTGCCGGTATTCCCGGTCGCTGCGTACGAGGCGGAGTGGTCCGCCCACCACCGTGCGACCGATGACTTGCCCGTCGATGGTGAGCCGCGGTACGCGACCGCGGAGGACGTCCCGTCCCTGCTCGCGTACATGCACGCGGCCGGGCCCGCGATCTCCGGCGCCGGTGGTCACGACCACACGTTCAAGCTACTTCGGAAAATCGGCGACCTCGGCGCGAGCGAGGACATGGCGCTCGAGCTGGCGACCGAATGGGATGAGCGCAACGAGCCCCCGTGGGGCCCGCTCGACATCGGCAAAAAAGTGCGAGACGCGTACGCGAAACGCAAGGCCCCGATCGGGTGGCGCATCGAGGAGCTTGTCGCGGTCGACGCCGATCCGGACGCGGCGAGCTACGACGAGACGGTGGCGATGCTGCGAGCGATGAGCATCAGTCCGTGACCGCCGGTGTCGGCGGCGGGACAGCGGCGGCGCGGAGGGTCGCCGCGGAGATCGCCGCTTCCGCAGCTTTCCGCTGCTCGGTTGCCGCCCTCGCACCCTCGCGGATCGACGCGAGCTCCTCGGGGGTCATCGCGTCGATAGCCGCCTGCGTCACGGCGCTGCCCTCGGTGCGGGCCGTGACGTTGACGTCGCTCTCGGTGCGCGGGTCGAAGGCCCGCTCGCCGTTGCCGCGCAGCAGCATCTGGATCGCGACCAGCTGGTCGCGTCGACGTGCCGGGTCCTTCGCGATCTTGTAGACCTGCTCGACGAGGTCCGCGCTCGCATGCGCCTGCAGCGTCGTGGCGATCCGTGCGTACTCGGCTTCGGGCTCGAGCGAGCCCGCGATCACGCAGCCGCCGGCGTGGTACAGCCGGTCGGGCTGCGCGTCGTGGATTGCCTGACCGCGAGTCATCCACGCGTCGTGCACAGCGTCGCTGACGCCGCACGCGCGGCGGGCGAGGTCGAACGGGCAGCCGTTCTCGACGCGCGCGCGCAGCGCACACAGCAGCGTGTCAGGCGGACGCGACTCGGGTGCGAGTGCAGGGGGAAGCGGTTTCTTACGAGCCCAGGGTCCGGGCGGTGTTGGCGACGTCATGCGTGCAGCGTGCCCCGCGAAGTCCCTCGGGTGCCAGGATAGTCGCGTGCGCCTACGCACACTGCTCCGTCGTTTATCTGCAAATACTTGTTGACGACCTGCTCGGTTGCGTGTAGTGTTCTCCTCATGCCGACCCGCACCATGTACATGCCGCAGCGCCCCTTCTCGCTCGTCGACGCCGTGAACCGGATGTCGCTCGCCACCGGAAGTTACGCCAACGCGTCGCGCGGCGGCGGGGCGGATTACAACGGGCATCGCGTCGACGTGGATCGCGGCGCGAACCCCGGATGGCGCGCACACTACACCTGGGCTGGGCTCGTTTGGCTGACGCGCGGCGCGACGTTCGAGCAAGCGCTCGCCGCCGCGATCCGCGAGCACGACCGCGGCGCGCTTGGGTCCGAGATCCGCGTTGCCTGCGAGACCGACGAGCAGGTTGCCGCTTGCGTCGCGCTCGGGTTCGTGGACAGGGACGTCGCCGACGCCCAGCGCGCCGTGTGGCGCGATACCCGTTACGATTTTGTCAATGAGGCGATTGAGCTCGATCGCAAACAGGGTATCCCGGCGACCTCGTTCCTGATCCGCTCGGAGAGCGTCGACGAGTACCGCGCCAAGGTCGAGGCGTACAGAGTCGAGCGACGTCGTCGCGTAGGTTGACGCGACCACGGGCGTGCGCATGATGTGCCCGTGCACCCGCGCCCGTCCGACCTCGCTGCCCTCGCCTCTGTCTTGCCCCCAGCCGCGATCGTCTTGACGTTCGACGTCGAGACCTGCGCCGACCCTGCCGGCGGTGACGCGCGGGTCGCCGGCAAGGCGCGCGTGGTGCAGCTCGGGATCGCGGCGTTTTCGGGCGCGCCGCTCCCCGGGTGTGGCGAGGCGGTGCCGCTCCCGCTCGAGTCGGCAGAGCCGCAGTCTCGCTTGCGGTACGTGCATCGCAGCGACGCCAGCGACGCCGACATGCTCGCGGCGTTCGCCGATGCCACCGACGGCGACGACGTCGGCGCCAGCGAAACGCTCGCGCCCGGCGTCGCGGGGTACGTGTTCGCCGATGTGGTGATGGTCAACCCTGGGTGCCGCATCGACCCCGCGTCGCAGGCGATCCACAAAATCACGGATGCGCAGGTGCGTCAGGGACCGAGCCTCGCGGCGATCGCCGACGAGCTGCTGCTGTGGCTCACAGGCGCGGACCCGGAGACGGGGGTCGCCGAGCGCGCCGTGTATCTGTGCGGGTACAACGCGCTGCGCTACGACGTGCCCGTGCTCGCGGCGGACCTGCGTCGCTCCGGTCGCAGCGATGTCGCCGACCTGCTGCAGCGGACGCCGCTACTTGACGCGATGCTGATCCGCAAAGCCGCCGATCCGCCGCTGACGCTCACGGGTACCCTGCAGCGGTACGGGCTCGGCGACCTCACGGGCGCGCACTCGGCCGACGTCGACAGCCTGGCCACGCTCGCCGTGCTCGCCGCACAGGCCGCGTGTGGACACCTCGGTAATGTCGACGTCGCGCTCTCGCTCGGCACGCCGAAGGCCGCGCCGGCGGGGGCCGTCGACTCGCAGGGGAAGCTGCGATGGCTCAATGGTGTCGCCGAAAAGCCGACGCCGGACAACATCATCGTCGAGTTCGGCAAGCACAAGGGCAAGGCCCTGCGCGTGGCCGGTGCGAATTACTGCAAGTGGATCTGCGGCGGTGACTTCCCCGACGACGTCAAGAATCCGATCCGCCTGGCCTGGGGTCCGGCTGCGGCGAGGTGGTAATGCACGAACGCGACGATCTAAGGGGATATTTATTGTGCAATCCTCACTTCTCGACGGGCATGCCGCCAGATCCGCCGGGCATGCGCGGCCACGCATGGGGTCCGGAACGC